GTAAAAGCTATGCTGTTATACCTCACAGTTATGTAATTGATGAGACTAAAAAAGAATTAGCTGCTGCAGGATTTACAATTTCTAACGAGCTATACAAGACTAATCTAAATGGAGAAGTAGCACAAGGTATCTACCATTTAAATTACGGTAATGACCAAGATATGGGTCTAATGTTTGCATGGTCAAACTCATATAACAAAATGATGAGATTTAAATGTGCAGTAGGTGCACAAGTATTTGTATGTATGAACGGTATGGTATCTGGAGACATCGGTAACTACGCCAGAAAACATACAGGCACTGCATTATCAGATGCTACACAAACTATTCAATATCAGATATCTAAAGCTAAGGAACACTATGATAACTTAGTTGCTGATAAAGAAACATTTAAACAGATCATACTAACCAAAAAAGAACAAGCATCTATTATTGGTCAGCTATATGCAGATCAAGAAATATTAACCTTGTCACAAGTTGGTATAGTTAAGCGTGAACTAGATACTCCTAGTTATTTATATAATGCATCTGCTGACTCAGCATGGAGTTTATATAATCATATTACATACGCACTAAAAGATTCTCATCCTATGAGATATCTTAGTGATCATCAAAAGGTGCATACATTTTTCTTAACTAATTTGTCTTCACAAACAGCAGTACCTGCTATAGAAGAAGATGTAGTAGAAGAACAAGAAACGTTATCTTACTTTGAAGAGGTAGAAAGACCAATATTTGGTGTAACCTTTTTATAAACTAGAACAAGTAGGATGTAGAAATGCATCCTACTTGTTTTTAAATTTAAATATATGAACTACTATATATTAAACGAAGATAAAACATTTACAATGTTACCTGATGGAGAATATCCAAAAGAAGAAGTATTTACAGATCCACGTATTGCACTTAATGTAATAGGTGACCAAAGAATATCTACAGTGTTTTTACACTTTGATCATGGTCTTAACTTTGGGCAAAAAGATAAAGTTTATCCACCAGTATTATTTGAGTCTATGATATTTAAAGGTCCACATGATCAGTATCAACGTAGATACCATACTTATGACGAAGCTTTAGAAGGACACAATAACTTAGTTAAAGCTTTAGAAGAGGAAAAACATCCTGACTTTTACTTTAACGATTAAACTTAACACAAAATGATTATAGGAATTTCAGGATACTCTGGATCTGGAAAAGATCTAGTGGGTACTATTATACAAGAGATTAGCCTAAACAAATGGCATATTAAGAAGTGGGCTGGTAAACTAAAAACCATTGCTTCTATACTTACAGGTATTCCTGTAGAAAACTTTGAGGATCAAGAGTTTAAAAAAACATTATTAGGTCCTGAATGGGGTACAGTTAAAGATATTCCTTTAAATAGTGTACCAGCATTTGCTGACATGCAGTTTAATAGTTTAATAACTGTTAGAGACTTTCTACAAAAACTAGGTACAGAAGCTATCAGAGATAGCTTGCATGAAAATACTTGGGTAAATGCTACTATGGTTGATTATACAGTTGAATCTAATTGGATTATTACAGATACACGTTTTCCTAATGAAGCAGAAGCTATTAAAAAAGCCGGTGGTATTGTTGTCCGTATAAACAGACCAGGTGTACAACCTATTAATCCACATCCATCTGAAACTAGTCTTGATGACTGGAACTTTGATGCTGTAATTAATAACGATGGTGATGTATCAGATATTGTACACAAAGTTGGCTTATTACTTTACAGACATAATATTAAATAATGAAGATCATTCATCAAAAAACTAAAACTTTAATCACCCGAGACAATGGAAGAAGTTCAGACGCAGTTAGTCCGAACTTCATCTATGGGTGTTTAGGTGGTTGTATGAGCTCATACTGTTATGTAGGTAGATACAACCATGACAAAGTATATATAAATGAAAACAGAGATGATATTCTACACTCTGTTTGGGACTGGGTAATAAGTAAACCATGGCCTAAAGTACCCAATCAATGTGACGAGAAGTATTACACTATTGACATTGGATGCAGTACAGACGTTGCTTTAATGAGTAAACACTATAACTGGGAACATGTATTTGGATGGTTTGATTTTCACAAAAGAACTAAAAGTACATTTGCTACTAAGTATCCTACGATGTTTCATCCTAATAAAGATTTTATAATTCATCCGGATAAACACCGTATCAGGGTAAGCCTGATGCCTCAAATATACTCTGATGTACTAGAACCAAATACAGATACCATAGAAGAACGTATTTGGAGTATACCGAGGTTACAGCAATACATGGAAGTACACATTAACTTTAGTCCAATTGTTTATACAGATGGCTGGTTATATGAGTACCGTAAACTATTTCAACAATTGAAAGCTGCTAATGTAGATGTTAAGTGTGAGTGTATATTCCTTACGCATAATGTACATCAGCACGAGCGTAACTCTGATATAGTAAGAGATCTAATATGGCGTCCTGACATACAAGAATCCAAAGATTCTCAGTATGCTGCAGATAATATTAGATATCAGTGGCAGCTTAAAAAACAAATGATTGGTCAGTTTACAGCTCTATATGCAGAGTTCTTTGATCCCGCTAACATTAGATATATATTTTAATATGAAAAGACAGACTCCTGTAGAAAGACTAGCAGATTATGTACGGTCAAGATATGATACAACTGAAGTATTTAACAACTTGGTAACTAATCTTTTACATAGAGAAATGTTACAACGTGTTGAAGACTACAATGCAGGTCATGCTGATGGAATATGCAATCATATTAATGATGCTACCAATTATATAAATGAACAAAACTATTTAAAAGATGAAGATACTACATCTTAGTGACACCCATGGATTCCACTACATGTACCCAGATAGTAATTTTGAAGGTATAGACGTGGTGGTCCATAGCGGTGACTGCTCTAATTATAGAGATGCTTATAGAAATCATGCTGAAGTACTTGACTTTCTAGAGTGGTATAAGAATGTACCAGTAAAGCATAAAATTTATGTAGCTGGTAACCATGATAGCTCTATAGAAAGACGCATGGTTACTCCTGGTGATTTTGCTGCAGCTGGTGTTATCTATCTAGAAAACCAAGCTACTACTATAGACGGTATTAAGTTTTACGGTAGTCCAATTACACCAACCTTTGGTGACTGGTCTTTTATGAAAGCTAGAGCTAAAACCCATGCTGTATGGGAAGCTATACCGGATAATACAGATGTTCTTATTATCCATGGACCTCCAAAAGGAGTACGAGATCTTTCGTTTGACAGGCATGGACAGCTTGAAATGTGTGGTGACCTATCACTTACAAAGAGATGTTGGGCTCTTAAAGACACACTAAAGTTAGTTTGTTTTGGTCATATTCACAATATGGATGGCGTTTTAAACCAGGGAACCTCTACCTTTGCTACGACACAAACTGTCTTTTCTAATGCAGCTTGTGTAGACGATGGTAGGTTTGACCGAGGTTTAACTTCTTTTGGTAATATCCTAGAAATTTAATAACTTTAATAAGTAACTATGAAACTTATTGTAAAAGAAGGCAGCTATGAAGCTGATACCTTATGGCAACTTATTATTGAGGTGTTAAAGCATAGATTTTGGCACCTTAGAACCCATGGTAAATGGATGGATTAACTAATAAATTAATTAATTATGAAAGATTTATGTGTATCCTGCGGTGTAGAAACCGCATACGATGTGTCTACTCATGTTGATATGAGGAACGCATATATAGAAGGTGTAGGTCAACTATGCAGTAGATGCTTTACATCTGGTACTAATCGTAATCATATTCTTGTACCAGAAACTACAATTATTAATACACCAAACAACAGTGAGCTTGGTGCTAGAGTGAGGGAGATCTATCATGAAACGAAGTGATGATCTTGTTAGAACTCTTATTGACCAAATGTTCATCATAGCAGGGCATAAGCTCCGCTATGATGACGTTGTTGGTAGAAAAGATAACTGGTTTCAGCAATACACTATGACAGAAGCTCAAAGAGATGAGTGGAAAGAATGGGGTATATCTTATATTCGTAAAAAGAAACGATGGAGTAAAAAGCTAGCTGAAAGAGAAATGGCTTTTTTAGATCTTTATTGTGGATTAAAAACAGTTTAACATGAAAAAATACATAGGTGCAGTACTTAGTATAGGTACTGTAGGAATACTATTTTATACACTCTTTGATTTAAGACAACAAGTTAGCTCTTTAAAAAAAGAACTAGCAGTTACTACAGCCGAAAGAGATAGTTTATATAGTGAAAATTTTATGAAGCATGTACAGCTTGATAGATATGAATTATCAGTAGATTATTTACTGACTAAAAATCCTAACGCTGCTTTACAATTAATAAATTACATGAACCATGAAACGGAATAAATGGAACTGGGATTTTATCTTTGTATGGATAATTATAGCAGCTACCAGCTTTACACTTTGGTATAATATTATAAAATTCTTTATACAATAATATATGAAAGATTTTATATACAGACTTACAAGACTTAACGATGGTCTTGTTAAAGAAGGTACAGAAGTAGTTTGGATTAAATATAAGCTCACTGGTAACTCATTATATAAAACTATAGCAAAAGGCAGAGGCTTAGTTATCTATAGAAGTATGGGTGACCACTGGCAAACTACACTAGTGCAGTCTTATAAAAAATTAGAGGACGGTACAATAATGTTTACTACAGAAAATAGTGATTATAAATTAGAAAAAATAAAGAAAGAAAAATGAACGGAGAAGCAAGCACCAAAAGAAACATTTTTGAACCTAGAGTAAACATCCTACCCTATGAGTATCCACAGCTGTTAGCGTATAAAGATGCTATCCGCCACTCATATTGGATTGATACTGAGTACAACTTTACTACAGACATTGACGACTTTAGAGTTAAAGTGACTGATGAAGAAAGAGAAGTGATCAAAAGAACAATGCTAGCCATTGCTCAGATAGAAGTTAATGTTAAAACCTTTTGGGCTGACTTGTATAAAAGAATGCCAATCACTGAAATAGGTGATGTAGGTATGACATTTGCAGAGTCTGAGGTGAGACACAAAGATGCTTATGCTAGACTACTTAGAATCTTAGGATTAGAAGAAGAGTTTAGAACAGTAATTGAAATACCAGCTATTGAGGGTAGAATCAAATACCTAAAGAAGTATCTTGACGGATCTCGTAGTAAAGACAATAAGATGTACACCAAAAGTGTTCTTCTTTTCTCTCTGTTCATTGAGCACGTAAGCTTATTCAGCCAGTTCTTGATCATGATGTCTTTCAACAAAGAGAAGAACTTATTCAAAGGTATCTCTAACGTGGTAGAAGCTACTTCTAAAGAAGAGGATATCCACGGTAACTTTGGAGCTGAGCTGATTAATATAGTCAGATCAGAAAACCCAGAATGGTTTGACGAAGAGTTTGAAGAACTAATTTATTCTGCTTGTAACAAAGCTTACATTGCAGAGTGTGACATCTTAGACTGGATCTTTGAAAAAGGTGAGCTTGACTTTCTTCCTAAAGAAAACATTAGACAGTTTATTATGAACAGGTTTAATAACTCTCTTGCAAAGATTGGTATGAAACCATTGTTCTATGTAGAGAATACCTTACTAGAACAGACTCATTGGTTTGACGTAGAGATTACAGCTACTAAAGAAGGGGACTTCTTTTACAAGAAACAAATTGATTACAATAAAAAATCTAAAGCAATCACAGAAGATGACCTATTCTAACTACTATTGGCTTAATGATGAAAGCCGCAAGTTCCTCTCAAGAGGTTACATTACAGAATCACCTGAACAAAGAATTAAAGACATAGCTAGAACTGCTGAGAAGCATCTTAGTATTAATGGTTTTGCACAAAAGTTTGAAGACTATATGAGCCGTGGGTTCTACAGCTTATCTACTCCAGTGTGGATTAACTTTGGTAAGCAGAAAGGTTTACCTATTAGCTGTTATGGATCTAACGTAGACGACAATCTAGACAGCATTCTTAACGCAGGTCGTGAGATTGGTATGATGTCTAAGTACGGTGGAGGTACTAGTGTATACCTGGGAAACATCCGGGCCCGGGGAACAGTAATTTCTACAGGAGGTACTGCAGATGGACCTGTACACTATGCACGTATATACGATACAGTGGTAGATGTTTGTAAACAGTCTGAAGCAAGACGTGGAGCATGTGCTGCATACTTACCAGTAGAGCATCCAGACATCATGGAATTCTTAGATATTGGTACAGAAGGTAACCTTATCCAAAATCTTCAATATGGTGTGACAGTTGGTGACGCTTGGTTAGAAGAGATGAAAGCAGGGGACCCTGAAAAACGTAAGATCTGGGCAAAGATTATTCAGAGACGTAATGAGTTCGGCTTTCCTTACATCATGTTTAAAGATAACTCTAATAATAACTCTCCTTATAAAGAGTTAGATATGGAGATTACAGCAAGTAATTTATGCTCTGAGATCCAGTTACCTACAGATAGTTACAACTCTTTTGTATGTTGTCTTGGATCTATAAATCTATTACACTGGGACGAAATTAAACAGACAGATGCTATTGAAACATACACTCTGTTTCTTAATGCAGTAATTGATGAGTTCATTACTAAAGCTGCTACACTTCCCGGTATGTCTAGGGCCCACAGATTTGCTAAAAACCACAGAGCTATTGGTCTTGGTGTATTAGGATACCACTCTTATTTGCAATCTAAGCTTGTTGAATTTGAATCTATGCACGCTAAGATGTTAAACGTAGAAATCTTTAAAACTATTAAAGAAAGATCTGACAATACATCTAAGATGCTTCATGATGCTAAAGGAATAACATCCATTAGACCAGGTTACGCTAACACAACCTTAGTTGCTATAGCACCTACTAAGTCTAGTTCATTTATCCATGGACAAGTTAGTATGGGTATTGAGCCTATTAAGTCTAACTACTTTATTAAAGACTTAGCTAAAAGTAAGACCGTCTATAAGAACCCTTTCTTAGAAGAAGAGCTTGAGAAGCATGGTCTTAACACACCAGAGACTTGGGAAAGCATTCTAAAGAAAGACGGTTCGGTACAACACTTAGACTTCCCTACTAAAGCAGTATTTAAATCCTTTATAGAGATTAGTCCTAAAGAGATTATCATTCAAGCTGCTGCAAGACAGAAGTTTATTGATCAGTCTCAATCTTTGAACCTAATGATTCACCCTAGTATTCCAGCTAAAGACATCAACCAGTTGTATCTATTTGCTCACGAGCAAGGTGTAAAGACACTATACTATCAGTTCAGTATAAGTAGTGCTCAATCATTTACAAGAAACATCCTAGAATGTGCTAGCTGTGAGGGATAATTTAGTAACTTTATATAATTAAAAAACAATCATGGAAAATTTCGATACACTTATTAATAACGTAGTAGGATGGGCAGCAGATAAAAACATCTTGAAGCCTGAGAACGCACCTAAGCAAATGCTTAAAGTGATGGAAGAAGTTGGTGAAACAGCCGGTGCACTAGCTAAGAACAAGCAAGAAGAGCTTAAAGATGGTATAGGTGACGCATTTGTCACTCTAATCATTCTAGCTAAGCAAGTAGGTATGGAACCTGCAGACTGTCTAGAAGCAGCTTGGAATGAGATTAAAAGCCGTACAGGTAAAACTGTTAACGGTGTATTTATTAAAGACTAGTATATGATTAAAACACATTTAGATGTAGAAGATCTCTATGTAAAAAGAATTGTTAAAAGAGCTGTTAGAAGACTTAGATGTAAAGGCATTAGATTAATAATGAGACAATCTAAAGAATCAGCACTCAATATAGACTGGTTATGAAAAAAGCATTATACCTAGATGATCAGCGTACACCTACTGATACTCTTCCTAATTACGAGCCTTGGTATGTAGTGAGAAACTATAACGAGTTTGTAGACTGGATTAGTAAAAACGGTATGCCTGATTTTGTATCATTTGATCATGATCTAGCAGAAGAACATATAGAAGACTTCTTCAAACAAAAATTATCACAGGGGTACCAGCATCCTAATTATGCAGAGTACACTGAGAAGACTGGTCTAGACTGTGCTAAATGGTTAGTAGATTATTGTCAAAGCAATAACATTCCTATATGTGGTTGTTCTGTACATAGTCATAATCCTGTAGGAGCTAGCAACATACATAGTTTGATCAACGGATTTAAAAAACACTTGGGCTTACCAGAAGATTGCTACATCGGTAAACACCCATTCACAGTAGAAACAAAAACCAAATAATATATGAAGAAGTACGGAGTTGAATTTCATTTCTTTAGTCCATCAAGAATATGTCTTGGACTAGAGTTCTTACAAGGAATTATACATGAAGAGTCAGGAGACAGCTATTACAAAGAGTTAGTAATAGGTTTCTTTTTCTTTCATATAGAAATCACCCTTAGACAACAATAAAACAAAAGGAGAGGCTAATAACCTCTCCTTTTTTATTTCTATCTGATATAGAAGTTTTTAACTGTTTCAAATGATTCCCATCTATTTAAAATATTCAATGCTGGTATAACGTCAGTCATTTCTTTAAATAGTTTCAACTCACCTTTGTTTACCCCACGCTCAAAGTAGTTATCATCATATGGAGGAAACGGCATAGCAGCAGCTGTTGCTATTATTTGACCATAGTCTCGTAGAGTAGTTAAAGCAGCAAATGGATTTTTAGCAAGTTGATACTGTTCTAAAGTACCTAATCCAGGAATAAAAGTTAATATTTCATTCTGTTGACGAGTCTGCTGATAAGTTAAGAAATTAAGAAGACGTTTCATTTGTTCATCATCATCATCCAATCCAGAAGCTAACATATTAAATAAGTAAGCAGCTACAGCAGAAGCCATAAAGAAGCCAAGTTCAGCAATATTCTTATGCATATTTCTTACTTCTAACTCAGACATATTCTTATACGTCTTAGACCCTGGTACAAGTGCACCTAACATACCGCCTGTCTTAGCTAAGAAACCTTGTTCAGTTTGATAAACGTGTTTCATTACATTCCAGAATGTTCTGTAACGTCCTTCTATCACACCTAAGTTTTCATTATCATATCTCTTAGCAAATCTAGCTCTAAACAAAGGATAAACCCACTTGTGAAACTGAGCTCCTAACTCACCTAACCAGTGAGACTGAATTACCATACGATCTTCCCACGCATAGTTACCATGTATTTGTTTGTTAACTTCATAGATGTAATTAGTAACTCTGGTACGAAAAGCTTCATCTATATCAAAACCTGGCTTAAGAGTAAGTTCGTTAGTATTTTCATCAAAGTTAAAAGCATCATAGATGCTCATCTTTTCACCAGTATTTTTATTAGTAAGCTCAAATTTACTACTCATTGTAACAGCAATACCTGTCTTGGACTGTACGTTAAATTCACCAGCTTCTTGAAACACGTAAGCTAATTGTAAAGCATCAACTTTTCCAGAAGTTTCTTGATACTTACGAATCATTCTAAAGTATTTAACTACTGCCTCATACTTAGAGTTAGGTTTATTTAAATTATAAAGACCATCTTTAGAACCCATACCTTTCATTAGACCAGGCATATAGTCTTTATTATACTCACCAGTAGCTCTAAAATATGCAGGACGATCAAAATAAACACCGCCATAAGCTTCTATAGCATTGTTTATTCTACCCATTACATAGTTATTTACAGCACCGAATACGTTAAAACCTATACCTTTTAATGATGTAATGTTTTGAAGCTTAGCTGCAACTTGAGCAAATGTACTATAGTCATACTGATCATTGTTGTAGTAGACCATTTTAAACCATTTCTTAAGACGCTTATTAGCTAATGACTCTCCTTCTTTTTGATATACAGCATCAGCATCACTGCCTTTTTTCAAAAACTTTTCACCAATGCTATTAGAAACATAGTATTTTTTCTTTTCTACAATCTTAGATATAGCTAACAAAGAAGTTTCAATATCAGACATCTGCTCAAACTTTTCTGCCATCATTCTAAAAGCAATCAAGTTTTCTACAAGGTCAGTATTAATATCATTAAAATTAATCTTAGAGTTTTCTATAGCTAAAGAAAGCTGTAATTTTTTAAGCTCTTGCTCGTACACCTCATTGCTAATACTTTTTTCTAGTACATAAGCATTCTTAAGATCTGATATTTTTTCGTTTATTGCGTTTATACGAGCTTCATTACGAGGATCATTAGTATAAAGAATAGGTAAGTTATCTACAGGTACACCATCGTCATCTGTTAATCTTTGTGTAGAATGCACTTTACCAGATATATCAAACCAACTTCTTAGAGACTTAGTTATAGCTGTAAAAATTGATGACCCGTTTCTTTTAGCAGTGTTAATATAATTATCTTTAACTCTAGCTACCTTACCTAACATTTTTTGCTGAACGTCAATAGGAAGCTTTTCTAATGTAGCTTTCATCTCTTTATTAAAGACTTCATAGAAGTCCTTCTGAGCACGCTCTAAATCCGTAGTAGGATTCATAAGCTTTACATAACGTTCATCCCGCATATCTACACCAGATAATGTAGTTTCTCTAGTCTCAACGTATTTACTCTTAACAAAGTAGCCTGTTTTTAATTCTGTACGACCTCTATAAGAACCATCTTTTTCAAATATAGTTCCCATGTATTCAATACGATCATAATACTTATCTCTAAACTTTCTATAAGCTTCATCTGTAACTGTAGATTTTTTAACCCATGATAGTATTCCACGTTTAGCAGAAGGACCATGAGGCATCTCATACATAGCACGCTCATTTATAAACTCACTAGAATATCTATGATACTCTCCACTAGTAATATTATTATTAGCATCTAGTTGTTCAGCTTCTCTAAACTTTCTTACTTTATCTTTACGTCTTTGAAGTTCAATATTATATAATACATCCTCACCTTTAGCATCTTCAAGATTTTCAATAAGAATGTATTCCATCTTTTCTCCCTTATCATCTCTTAAAAGACCGTAAATTTCTTTTTTAAGATCATAATACTTTTGACCTATAGCTTGTAAATATCTACCACTAAAGTTGCCGTCTTTGTCGTAGTTAAGCATGAATGAAAAGTCAATCTTACCTCCAAAAGCTGCAGCTAATTTATTACCTATAGATTTAATCTTGATTATAAATTCATCTGTACGGTTCATAGCTTTTTGATTAGCTTCCGTATATAGATTAGCTGCTATAGCTAAGAGTCTTTCTTTACTATTCTGAAGATCACCTAAAGCATATTGATCTAAACTAATATCAAAACCTTCTTTAAGGATCTTGGTAAGTTCTTCTTCTGTTAGAGAAGCATTAGATTTTTTAGAAATCAAATCCTTAACATATGCTTCTAAAGCTGGATTGATTTCATCTTTTACAGCGTTAAGTAAACTTTGTACCTCACGCATAAGCTTTAACTGCTCTTGTGATCCTAATCCTAATTCAGGAACAGATGCAAGTCCTCTATAAGATTCAACGAATTTTTCAGCTTCTAATATTACGTCTATATATCCTGGATTACCAACCTTAGATGGATCAGTAATATACTTATACATACTTGATAACGTAGACTTAGTATAGTTAAGTAATCTACCAAATGAAATATCTGGTCTACCAGCATCTTTCATCTCAATAGAAGATAATAACTCAGAAACTTTATCAACGCTCTGCTCACGACTCTCTTCTGAAAAAGATTCAAATCTTCTAGACTTAGCTAGATCTTTTAAATATATCTCACGTTGGCGTAGCTTATCTACAAAGGTTTTAATAGTTGCTTGAAGCTTATCTAACATATCTCCAGGAATATCCTCTTCAGGCATTTCTTCCTCAGCTGTTAAAAAGTCTTCATCATTAGCAGGGTTATTTAAACCTAAAGCTTTCTTGTATCCTTTAACTTTACTTCTACCACCTTTAGTCTTAACAATCTGATCTACAAAAGATACGTTAGCACTTGGTTGGTGAGTTTGTATACCTTCCCACTCAAAGTCTGTAACTTTTTGTTCTTTACCCAAACCTTCTATAGACAACTTAATATGAAGAGTTTGAATTCCCTTAACAGGAAATCCGTTAACTTCAGCAAGTCTTTTGTAAGTAGCAACTTGTATACCATGCTGTTGCTGTGTAGTTAGAGGTCCTTCCAGTACTGACTCTTCCCCTACTGGAAACTTTTTGTTACGATAGTTATCACTCTTATAACTGTTCTTAGAAACCTTTAGATCTGTAATAAATATATCACCGTTAGGTTTAACAATAAATATATCTAGAGATCCTGCTATACCACTTTGTGCATCAGACAAAACTACTTGTGGTAGTATAATAGAGCCATCTGACATTACACCAATAAAATATCCCTGTAAAGCATCATAAGCTCTTCTTGAGATATCTTCTGATATAATACCACTCATACTCTGTTTAGCCTGATCAAAAGTTTTACCTTCAATAATGTCTTGAAGAGTCTGATCAAATTGAGATCCAAACAAACGGTTAAGTTCAAACATCCCTTCTGGATCATCAAGCTTACCTTTGATAGCTGTAGTTACAGACTTATATGTTTGACCTGTACTTGTATGTACATACACGTGATTTTTTTCTTCTAGAATTACACGTCCTGGGTCTTCTTGACCAGCTTTAGGTTCAAAATAGATATCATCTACTATACGCTTCTGAAGATCGTTTCCTAATTGTCTAATACGATTCTTAAAAGTTCTAGTACGTTCATCTAACTGATACAATGGTTTAACTGATACCGGCATACCAGTAAGATCTATCTTACTTTCAGACAAGCTAATCATATCAGCAATGTCTTGTAAGTTATAGTTTAGTTCTAAATCAGATATCTTAATACTAAACACTTTATTAAACATTCTACGTAACCAGTTTTTAAACTGGGTCATCATAGAAAGTCTCACTCTACTAACTTGACTATCTTCTATATTACCAGCATCGGTCATATTACCTGCAGCTAGTTTACCAAGATAGCTAATCAAAGCTTCATCCATTTGATCTTCTTCAGATAGATTACTATATCCTTCTGTAGCTTTAACATTCTCAATCTCAGATAATCCTTCCTCTATAGACTGAAGCTCTTTCATTAGCTTATCATATAAAGACTTATTATCTGTCTTTAGTACACTGATGAATGGATGTAGATACTCATGAAACGGAGTATCTTTAGTTATCTCTTTAGCAGAGTTAATATACACCTTACCGTTTTGAAACTTAGCTTTCCATTCAGAATTAGGTTCATTAACTACTTGATAATCAACACCAAATCTTTCTTTAAGTCTATCAAGCATCTTGGTAGCTGTTTCAATATCTACAGGCACTTGAGGTATTACAGCTGTAGGAGTTTCTACTACTGGTTCAGATCCTAAAAACTTTCTAACTGAACTTATAAACGGCTCGTTATTACTATCTACTAAACCTTTAGCTTCCCCAGCTTCAAAGTCTCCAAAGTAGGATTTAAAAGACGGGGTGTATGCAAGTAGATACATATCTACAGCTAACTCTTGATCTTTAGCTACTTCTGGTAATGATATAATATCATTGTATAGTCTAGACTCCTCACCGTTAGGAGCTTTAACTGCTACAACTTTACCTTCATCATTTCTAAATATTTTACAAGCCATGTGTTATGTGTATATAAATTAATAATTATTCTCCTTTACAACCAGCGTCATCTTCTTTTTTACGTTCCTGTAGTTCACTTCTTTTAGCAGCTAGAAGCTTCTGTAAGTTCTTCTTAGCTTCTTCTGGGTCTATGTCAGTTGGTACAGGATTGGTAAAGTTAGGCATTTCTCCCTCAGATTCATCAGTAGCTTTAAAAGTATTTTTCATAGCTTTTGGTGAAACAGGCTGCTCTTGACGAGTCTCTTTTAGAACACGCAATAGCTCAGCTGGTTCAGTAATCTCAGTGTCATACTTAACATCTTTACCGTTTTCTTTTTTATAGAAGGTAAGTTTATTACCTACTATCTGGAAGGTAATTCCCCAATCTTCTTGCAGATCTCTAGCTTCAGTACTAAATCTTAAAGGATCAAAGTTTCCGATAATATTATCTAGTTCAATTTCTGCTTTAGCTAAAGCTGCTTCAGAAAGATTAAACTTATTATTATTAGAAGCTTTTCTATTTCTAAGTACCAAGTTAGTAGGCATCTCACCTGTAAGTCCACCAACCTTCCATTGTTTTCTAGAACCAGTAGGCTCAAATTTCTCATATACAGCTGTGTTGCTTAGTGCTATAGTATCACCTACATTTTTAATAAATGACCCAACACCTTCTATAGGAGTAGATTGAGTTACTACTTCTTCTAATCTCTTAAGCTCAGCGTTTAAGTATTCCCAAGTTCTTGGAGCTTTTTCAGCAAGCTTAGCTAAACCTACACCAATTGGAGGCACAGTTAACTTGTTATACTTACCAGTGTTCCATACTGCTATAATAGCATCTATGTCTTGAGTAATTATACGTGCATTTTCTTCAAAATCAGCATCAGATTTGAAAGCAGAATCATCCATGTTAGGAGCTTTCTTAGTAGAAATACCCATAGCATTAGGCTCACCTCTCATCTCTTTAGCTTGCCCACCTAAACCTTTTCTTGTATCATTATCACCAAATACATATAGTGTACCTGGATTTTTCTGAAGATCTTCTCTTTTAAGAATCTTTGTAGTTCTTGAAAAAGCTGTAGCAGTGCTTACCTTCTTAGCTACACTTCTAAGTTTATAATATGTAGCTTTTTCATTTACACCTTTTTCACCTGTAAGTATCTTAACTGTATAAGGTAGTTCAATATAGTATCTATTGTTACCTTGTTCATCAGGACGATTAGTAAGTTTAAAACCATTAGCTTTTAAAACTTCTTTATTATAGTTTAACTTATCTAAATCCTTTTGCTCAAACTTACCTTTTTCAAGTACTTCAGTATAAAATTCATTACCAAACTCATCAATCAACAACATGAGTTCAGGTTTACGAACTCCACCAAACAAGTCAATAGCTAGTATAGTTTCATCTTCAGACTGCATTATAACTTCAGGTACATATCCTTTAGGTTTATTTTTTTCAGCCTGTGCATTTACTTTCTTACCAGCAAATACTCTTGTTATATTGAATGTATTATTAATGTTAGTAGTGTACAAAGAAGTAAACTCATTAAACATTTCTGGAGCTGTAGAACCAAATATTTCTTTGTACTTTTCAGTGTTACCAACTAAAGAGTCTTCCTTAAGAAGTTGATGAGCTGCCCCTGTAGAATCTAACAACTCTTTAAACATTGCAGGTGGAATAAACTTAATAAAACTACCACTCTTAAACTGAGCACCATCTTTAACTATAAGATAGTTAAATAAATTGTAAGCTAAAGATCTAGTTTTTGGATTACTATATATCTCTAAGAAGCTATCTTCAATACGATTTTGTTCGTGCTGCCCAAGCTTAGCCCATGTATTAGACTCTACAGTGTTAATACCACCTCTTGATTTAGCATTAAAGTATTCTTGACCTGAGTTAACATCATATAGTTTTACAGGAACAATGTTTAAGAATTTATTAGCAAAGTAGTTTTTAGGAAGTTGTTGTCTGATAGATTTTACAGTATCAATAATATCCATAAACTGATCTCCTCTAGCTACTGCTTCTGCATCATAGATCATTGAATTATCTAAACCGGCTAGCTTTGCACCTTTACCGTTTACTTTTAGATACTGCATGTAAGCTTTAATACCTAAATAAGAAATGATATCACGCTTTAGTGTAACGTTAAAGGTTTCTGCTTCTTTAGAATTAACTCTTAAATTTTTAAGAATAGTTTCTTTAAATCTCTGGAAGATATATGTCTTTTCCATAAAGATACTTTTCTGAAGATCTTGAATCTGATTCTTAATTCTTAAATAGTTAGCCGTAATATTATGATGAGGTTTAGAAGCATCTTTACCTGTAAGCACTTGACGTAAATCAAATGGTAATTTACTTTCAGAGAATGTAGAGTCATCCATATTTAAACCAAGCATCTCTTCTTTCTCTTCAATAGCATCAATAGCTTCATTACTTGTACCTAAACCTTTAGATAACTTAAGTACTTGAGCTACAGCAGAATAGTAAGATGTTTGATTATAGAAATTTAAGAATGAACTAAATATTGCAACATTAGCTTCTGGGTTAGAACCAGCAGACTTAATATTGTTTTCCAAAAGTTCTGTTGTAATTTCAGGTAAAGTAGAATCTTTTACTAATTCATTAGAAAGTTCTTCTAAAAGTTCCTCACCAACCTTAGCTTTTACTAAATCTTGTTCTTGAGGTGTTTTAATCTTCTTAGAAGCTACAGCGATACGCTTATAAAACTCACGAACAGAAGGTTGTAAGTTAAACATAAGTGCTGTTTCTAAAGGTACACCAAGTGCAACCATATTAGATACTACACCTACAGCATTAATATTCAATCCAAGACGTGCAGCCAAACGTTCTTTGGCGTTATCCGTCATAGCTGATACTATAGCAGAAATGTGATAGAATATACGCTCACCTGTGTATCCTTCAACCTCACTTACTGCACCACCATCACCAATTTCTGTACGTTTTTGGAAAGCTTTGTTATACTCATAACTATTAAACTTATGACCATCTATAGTTAATACATACAATTCTTCTCCTTTACCGTTTGTTTCTCTAACTCTAGTTAGTTTACCATAACTATTCATAATGGCATAAACTAGCATTGAGTTTACAGCTGGTCCAATATTACGAGCACCTTCTTTATTATTTTTGAAAGCTTTGTATTGACCGATCATAGAGTCAACATCAGATCCAGTTTCTACTAACACATCTCTTAGTATTGGGAATCTTTCAATAAAGCTATTAACAATATCTATAAGTGGTTGTACCTCAGCTACTTGGAATGCAGAAGCAACTTTTCCTTCTGTAGACTTAGTAACTCCATCATTGTTTTGAAGCTTAATCTTAGCTTCAAGAATACGGTTGTTAAGTACACCATTGTTAAGTTCACCATATTGTTCTACAGCTTTAGCATATTCATCTGCATTACTAGGTAATCCTAATTCTTTTAAAGCACTCTCAATCATCATTGAGTCTAGAGATCTACTAAATAAGTCTTTAGCTAGATCTTCAAAGCTTTGATAAACACCGCCCTCTTCATCACTATAAGTTTCTTCATTCACAGCTTCAGCTCTAAGTTGAGCAAGCTTTGTTTTAAAAGTCTTATTGCTTGACTGCAAGTACATTACATACTCAGTAAACTTACCGTCTTTAGTCTTAGCTGTACCATAAGGTATACGTTCTCCATCTTTACGATAGAAGTCCATAATTTGCATGTACACCTTATCAATATCAAAGTCAGCTCCAGATATTTCAATAAGCTCGTGAGGAAACACTGCTGTAGATCCGTAGAAAGCAGGTAAGAAATCAACCAACTTACTGGTTACAAATGAGTGCTTATCTTGTGAAGGAATACGTACTGCAAAAGATTTTAAAGCTGCTTCTGAAATAGATCCATCTTCATTATATAAGTTCATGTCTTCTCTAAAGTGAGGAGGCATCATATACTCTGTAAAGTAACCAGTAATATTACCTTGTTCATCAAACTCTGGAACGTTATGTCTTAGATCATCTATGTAGATATCACCCACTTTAAGACCATCAAACTCACGATCTAGATTATTATTATAACGTTTAGCATCTTTAATTTGAGCTAATAAAGCTTTGTCTTTTTCATACTGGCGTCTAGTAATAACTTCCCAGCTTAAAGGTTGCCCGTTCTCATCTAATCTTGTTACACGTTTAGCAACCTTCATACCGTAGTTAGAAGCTAACGCTAAAGAGTGTCCTGGAGTTTTTTCACTCATAACACCTTTAGAAAAGTAAGCTAAGAATAACTGAGTAAACTTATCTAAAGTGATAGGATGGTTAAGATCATACTTAGGTACATATTCACCAGTCTGCTCATTCTTAATAGGAGTAAAGAACTCAATAAGTTGTGAGTCAGCTCCTGTAGCTTTAAGAGTTTCAACTTGTTTATTTAAAAACTTACCAAGCTTAGGAGTAATCTGAGATTGTTTAAGTGACTTCTTAAGTTCTTTAAATGCACCTTCAATATCAAACATCTCATCACGAGCCGCAAAGTAGTTATTCTTAACACGTTGTTCAGTATCAGATAAATAGTTATCAATTACTTGACCAAGAGTCATCTCTTCACCCTGGAAATTAACTATAAGATCTCTTGACTGTTCTGCAATAATCAACTGCTTAGCTTGAGTAGGATCAGTAATTAATAACTTATTAGAAGGGTTTTCTAACTGAAGTCTCCAGAAGTTATTATCATGTTCTACAAAGTTCTCATCTGAAATAGAATTAGGGTCAGCAGCAATATTAGTCTTATATCCTTTAGAAGCAGACTTAGGTATAGCAAATGTAATAGTTTCATTTGCTGACTCATATGCCTCAAGCTTTTCTCTTATTGTATGAAGCTCTTCATATCCTGGTCTAGCTACCCAAGTATTACCTTCTTCAACAGAAGTAAGTTGTTTACTTAATAGAATACCTGAAGTCTTAACATACTTCTTACCATCGTTATACACAAGCTTAATAGAGTTAGTCTGAGCATTATAGCTAACAGAACCTCCTCTTGTACGAGATATTCCATTTTTATCTTTATATATCTCTCCAAAGATATCTTTTGTAGATACACTTTCTCCTCTTTCAATTTTATCTAGTAAGTCAGCTTGAGCTTGATTAAGTTTACCAAGTCCAAACAATGTATAGCGGAAAGATTTTACAGACATCCACATTTGAGCATCTGCTTGTTCTTTATTCTTACCAGCATACTTACCTCTATATTGAGGATCATTAATTGTAACTACATGTGACTTTGTATTAGCATGATTAATGCCTAAGTTAGATGCTGTAACAATACTAGAAATAGATGCTCCAGAACCATTCAAACCTTTATTACGCTTAACCTCATCAATACCACCATCGTTTTTATAGTTCTCAGCAGCATCTCCAATAAACAATTGTCTAGCTGATAATGTATTAATAAAGTTGTTGATAAGTACCTGAGCTATATTATGTTCAGGTGCATCTACAACCATATTAAGCATCTTATTTCTATCCTTATCAGTTTTATTATCAGATTTAAAACCTCTAAAAATATAATTAGTAAGAAGTCTATTCTCTAGTTTATCTTCTTTGGTTGCTCCAATTACGTTTTGTTCTTTTAAAACGGTAATCATTTCATCAAGTTTACCGCCATCCGCTAACCAATACTTTTCAATTTCATTTAGAATTTGGTCATTGTATTGTGATATATCTTCAAAGTTTTTAGCAGCATCTTCTAAAGTAGATAATAAACTACCAAGCATATTACCAGTCTTAATAAACTTAAGACCTCTTTCTTCACCATTATGGTATCCTTCTATAATACCATTTAAATAATTACCACTATTAATTTCAGTGGTCACTCTAGCTATTCTGTCAAACTCACGTTTAACTTCATTGAGCAACATATCCTTAGCTTCTTTAGTAAGAACTATCTTACCACTCTTATATTCTACAGCTCTGATTACAGGTAAGTTTAACATATCACCTGTGTTAGAAGCTTCCAATACTCCTAATAATACTGAAGAAGTCATAAACTGCTTAGTAGGTTGTCCTTCCTGACCAGGAATAACATGCTTTTTATTATTAGCATATAGATCAAACAAACTAATTAAGAATTCACGGTCAGACATTGAGCCATAAGTAATACCTTCATTCTGGTTTACGTTAAGTCTCTTATCTTCTACTAAAGAACCATCTTCATTTTTAGTAAGGCTAGATGATTTAATACCATCTATACGTGCAATCTTAAGACCGTCAGCAATATAGTTAAAGAACGGATTGTTCAATAAGTAGTTAGTAGTTAAGAACTTATCTTTTTTAAGTTCTTGACGGAACTCTTCACTCTGCAATTGTGCAGCTCTTACTAAGTTGTATGTTGGTAACTGATGTGAAAACACTAATTCACCTTCTGCATTCTTATAAGAAGTAGAAGATACTTGCTCATCAAACACAGCATTACCAGCAGCTATCTTAGTCAAACGACCAATAGCAGCATCTACATCATCCTCTACATCTTCACTTTGTTCTTCAAATTCTTCCTCAGATATAACCTTTGGTTCTTCTGCAGCAGTAAGTGTAGCCACTTGCTCTTCAGATTCTGCAAGTTTGTCTGGGTCAATATTTGTACCAAAAGGATTCTTACCACTTCTAATAGAAGATGCAATCTCTCTAGCATCTGACTCAGTCATCACCTCTACACCTTCAAAAGCTCTAAGTATTCTTAAGTCATTAGCTGTTAACTTTTTAGTATCAACAGTAGATAAATAACTATACTTAACAAACAATGGAGATAATGATATACCTAGTTCATCTTTTAGAGATAATACTATATTATCAATTTCAGTAGCTAGTACACTTTCCTTATAAGTGTTACCTTTCTTTAAAAGGGTAGCAAGCTTGTCTAATGCAGCTGTTTTAGATTTAATAAATCTAGAAAGACTTTCAGAATCTTTTGATACATTTTCATACTGATCAACAAAAAGTCTTAGGTATGCATTATACCAAATAGAAAACTGGTTTCTAGCAGCACCTTTACGATTAGCTTCACTAACTCTAGTTTCCTTTTTACTAATATCTTTATTAATAAAGTAGTAATCTACTGAGAATTGGTTAAAACCTTTTATAACAGCTTGGAATAAATTAGCTTGATTCTTATTACCAATATCTATGAAGTTACCATCTTCGTCATATTGAAGATCGACATCATTAGAAAACTTAGTCCAGAACTTTCTAGCTTCTGGATTATTCTCAGCAAATATTCTTAAACGCTCAAGCATCTGAAACTGATCTGTAGAACCAGCTACCGCTTTAAGAATACCATTATAAAGAACGTTTGCGTTTACAGCTTCAATTAGTACTTCTTCAGTAGGAGAACCATCCTCAGATATAAATCTAGTATTACCAAATTCATCTGTAGTTTCTTCTACAATAGTAGATATATATTGACGTAGTTCTTTAGATAAAGAACCGTAACCACCAATGCTATAAGTTTCTTTCCAATTATCAGTAGTCACTCTATCTCCATACTCATCTACTTTATCATCAAAGTCATTAGATTCAACCTCTTCCTGATAACCCATGATACGGGTATGTTCAATAACAGCAACTTTAAGAACATTAAAAAAATCTTTATTTGAAAATACAGCAAATAATTGATCTAATTTTTCTATAGCTTTGCGTAAAGCTACTGGATCGTCTCCGTACCTATCAATAAACTCATCTGAATCATAATAAGGATTATTATTTTTATCATATAAGTTAGCATAATCTTCAAAAACAGTATCTAAAACATCTTCACTATGCATTGTTAAACCTGCTTCAGACATACGTCTATGATATACTGCAGCAATAGTAGAAGCTAATATATCACCTTCTTGTTGACTTAAGTAAATAGGAATAGATTCTCTTTCACCATCTTCATTATCTATTACAGTAGTTCCAATTTGAATAGCTTTTAAAGCTGTTTGTGTAATAGCAATATTAGGACCAGTAGTAAATCTATTCTTTGCTAAAGAAGCATTTCTATAATTACCTTTCTCAATAGACTGAAATAAATCATCTAAAGGAGAAGCTTTAAGACGCTTAAAGAAGTTCTTAACGAAATCTAATAATCTTCTAAAAAAACTTTTATTTTCTGCAGATGTTGGTGTCTTAACGTCAGACTTCCATGCATCAAACTTATCAGCTAAGTATTCTTCATATACACGCTCTTCTAATTGCTCTTCTGTAAGCTTAGAGTAAAACTCAGGTTTAGTAGCTAGCAACTCTTGTTTAAGCTTAGCAATACTCTTACCTTGTTGACGAAGTTCTTGTTTAGCTATATTTAAGTACTTATCAATCTGTTGATCAGTAAGTAACATACGGAATACAGCATGAAACGCTTCATGGTATTTAAACGGTGTATCTTTACCTACAGCAATCTTACCTTCTAGTTTATTATTTAACTCATTCATATGAGTGTAGAACATACCAACGGTAACACCCTCCACTTTCATTTGACGAGCAATATTATTTAACTCTTCTACAGAAATAAACTCTGGAAGATTTTGTTGTGCCCATTTTTTAAATGCATTAATATGTACAACGTCTTGACCAGTAAGTCTATCTGAAACTTTAAGAGCAGCACTATTATTAATCTTAGCAATTTCTTGATTAATTGCAGCTACACGTGGTTCAGCATCATAATTATGCCTCATTACTTCACGTCTTGTTTTTCCAGATTTTTTTAAAGCATCACCAATTTCTCTAATTATAGCATATCTCTCATCTTTAAGATCTTGTAGCTGATCTTGAATACTCTTAGTCTGTTGCTTAGCTTTACGTTCTTCCTCTTCTTTACGTTTTTTTTCTTCCTGCTCTGCTATACGCTTAGCAATCATTTCAGCTTGTGCAGTATCTATATCAGAAGGTAGATTAATACCAGCTAGTTCTTCATCAGTAGGTTCCTCTTGTTGAGGTACTGGTCTCATTTCTGAAATAACAACATTGCTAGATGGAGAAATTTGTTGTTTCTTAGGGTATATAAAAATACCTTCATTCTTTACAATACTTGGATTAACACCAGAAATCATCTGACGAGCTTCATCAACTGAAGCATTTTCAGAAAAAGTATTTTTAAAACTGTTTTTAGTTAATCTTACATTACCAATCTTATATGGAAATTTAGCATCATGATCTACAATAGCACGATTAATTCTTTCTATAAAGTCAGTGCTGTCCTTTATGTTTAAAGGTTTTTTACCATCAGATTCAGACTCTTGTAATACTATAATAGATCTCTGAGGATTCTTACTACCTTTTGTAAATGTTGCAAACTCTACTCTAACATTACCTGTTGGACTAAGAGCAATGTTCACTCTATAACCTCTTCTACCAGGTACAGCTACATAGATAGTTTGATTAATCTCATTATTAATATCATCCGCTGCTGAAGTATCAACCGCAGCAAAATAAGTTTTATCTGTTTTTGGATCAGTCTTTTCTTCTAGATTGTTTTCTTTAATTTCTTTAGACTTAGCATTGATTCTTTGTACTAAATCATTAAAGCTTTCTGTAGAATAAACACTTGGTTGTAATTCTATAAACTTAATACTACCGTTAGGTAATTCTACTACAGCTACATAACGACCATAGTTTCTAAGCTTATCTTCACCGCCTTCAAATCTAGCAGCTTCAATTCTTTTTTCTAGTTCTTCAGTATTAAGAGACTCTGTAATAGGAGCATTGGGAACATCTTCATACATTCCGTTTCCTAAATACTTAGTTCTACGATCATAGATATAAGTAGAACCACCTATTGTACTGTAATCTAAATCATCTAAAGTAACTCTTGTATCACCTTCTTCTGCAAAATCATATTCACCAGCCGATGGTACAACATTAAATAAGCCATTAACCTCCTCATTGTTTAAAGTAACTTCGGTAGCACCTCCTAACAACTGGTTAGTCATTGCACTATATAACTTCATACCAGAAGCATAGCTTTCTTTAAACTTTCTAAACTCCTCATTAACATCTTTCTTTTGAGGATCAAAAATTTGTATAAACTGGTCTTTAGTAATATTACTTAAAGCAATAGGTTTACCAGCATTATCTAAATATGTGTATCTATTATAGTATGTAACAAAACCAATAGTCTCACCACCATATACAATTTCAATCTTGTATGGTTCTGGGTTCTGCTGTAGATGTCTATTTTGATCTGTACCTTCACTACCAACTAAAGTTGTATTACCAAGAGTTTGATTCTTAGTAATCTTAATAGTAACACCAGACTGAAAAGCATCTTTAGACGTAGTATAAATAAGTTGTCTTAATCTAGCATTAGCTTGCTCTTGAGTTTCATCCTCATTTCTTTTAGCATAAATTCTATTAAGCTCATTAGTTCTTTTTAGTCTAAATGCGTCAGGATTTTCTGGTTGTAACGCAGCTTCAAAAGCACTTTCTAGTTTATAACCAGCAAGACTTTCAATAGTAAGAGTAGCTGCAGAACCCTGCATAGGCTGAATAGTAATCTTAGGTTTACCTTGTATTAGTTTAGGCTTAGTCTTTGTAATTACTCTATACTTTCTTCCTTTAGCATCTACAAGAATATCACCAAACTTTAATGTTTGACCATCAAATTGATACTCAGCATACTCGTCTTTATTAAGCTCTGCCAATGCTTCAAAATAAGTTGTAACTTCTTCTAAAGATTCATATGCTTTAGCAGCTTCCCATAATGGGAACTTCTTAGCATCTAACGTTAGCTCTGTTACAGGAGCCCCTCTTCTATTTAAAATATAATAGAACTTAGAACCTTCGTATTCTTCTTCTATAAGATAAATACCGTTTTTCTTATTTATTACTTTAGCACCTTCAGGAAGACCATCTGGTACATCTTCAGTCTGTTCAGTTGGAGCTAATGGATCTTTTCTTTCTACCGGAGGCTTACCTTCAAACTCATTTTTAATTTCCTCTAAATGCTCTTCTAAAAGTTTTTTACCAGTAGTGTCAATAGATTCCATCAATCTTTGGTGCACCCTTACAAACTGAATAGGGTTAGCCATAATGTTATAAGCATCTACATACTCTTTAACATCATTATTAAGATCAATATATTCAGTAAGATTCTTATAGATTTCTTGAATGTCATCCGCTTTTATAGTAGTATCAATACCTGCCTCTTTGTTCTTAGCATTAACATACTTCTCAAAACTTTTAGCTGCCTTGTTAAACTTACGTTTCTGACCAGGCTCCATACTCTTAAGATCCTGATGGTGTTGTAACCACTCTTCTAAAGATTTTAATTGTTCTTTCTTAGATTTAAGAAGCTCTCTAGTTGCAGTATCCTTTTTAGGATTAGCAGCTAGTGCTTCAATCTCAGCTTTAAGAATATCAATTTCTTTCTGTGTGTTTTGAATAACACCTAGATTACGGAACGCTGTACCCACAGAAGCACCAATTTGTGGTGTAGCTGCCATTTCAGTTTGTAACTGAACAGCACGCTGAGCTGCTTTATGAGCTTTGTAATCATTAGTAGCCATTATTTCAATAGCATCATCTAACGCACGCTTAGCCATTAAAGCAGTCTTACGCTCTGGTGTACCCTCTTTGTACATATCAATTAGTACAGAGTCACCATATTTATCTTTAAGAGCTTTCCAATTCTTATGGAATGTCTCTACATCATTTGCAATATTATTAAAAAAGTCTTTGGTTGATTTAATGTTGTCTGCAGTTTTGTCTAAGCCAAAAGCTTGTTTAAACTCTTCGTCATTAAATGTCTCACCATACCCACGTAATGTGTCAAGAACTGCTCCTGCCATATCTGTTTTGATAGCAGAAGAAATCATTTTAGCAAAACCTGAGTTCTTATTGTTGTTAAAAACATATTGGTCTCTGTTAGCAACAGCTTCCTCCATGTTCTTAGCAATCTTATTTTGTACTTTAATATTAGCTATATGCTCTGGTAAAAACTTATTAGGGTTTTCATAGAAAGCATTAACCTCTCTTACAGCTTCATTAATATTTTTATAACGTGTAGCTCTTTGCTCTGATGTGGTAGATGCAAACTCTTTAGTTTTACCAACTGTATAGTTGATAGGAGATAACAATCTTCCAGTCAAAGCTCCCATTAAAAAGGTCTTTAAACCTTGAATGTTAGCTTGCTCATCAATAGCTTTGTCTATTGATTTATCCATAGTTGTACCCTTATACCCGTGGTACAAATCATAATAGTAATCTTGTAAAGCTATATTAGAACCTTCTTGGAACAATTCCTGAAGACCTTCGCTTGCTTCCCATTTAAATACATTCTTACCTAAAGACTTTGTTGCTTGCCATGCAGCTGTACGACCACCAAAATCTCTAGCTACCTGACCAATTAAACCTAATGTTCCTAACTTACCTTTTGTATATAGTTTAGTAGTTTCTTCTGCAGCTTCTTTACCTACACGTTTACCAGTTACTTTTAATACATCATCTGCAAATTCACCGGTAGTACCAAATAATCCACGGCTAGTTCCAAACTTAGAAAATAAGTTATCAAATTGTAAGCGGTTACTTAACATCAAGATACCTGTATTAACCATAAAGTTATCTTGAGCTGCAGCTTGTGCAGAAGCTTTCATTCTTTCTTCTTGAGCAAAACTAGGAGCTTGTCCTGTTTTCTGAAGTTCTTCATCATATAACTTATTATATAATTCTCCATATGTACCAGCAGCTTCCATACGAGCTTCTGTAGTAGCCATATTAACTTCAGATAAAGCACGTCTTAAACCACCTACACCAATAGCTGCCATTTGTCCAATACCTGCCCCAGCTTTACCGTACTTACTTAATGTGTAAGCAGTATCACCTAAAGGTACAAGTTGTCTAGCACCTTGTACTAAACCTTCGGCAACTGAACGAGATTTCCATACTGGACTACCAAGTCTAGTTAAATCTGCAGCAATGTCTGCTTTACTAATAACTTTACCAAAAATAGAAGGTGCTTTTAAACCTAACTTAGCTATTGAAAACTCAGTGGATAAACCAAATGTAATAAGCTCTTCTGTTAAGAATTGACCAATAGCTCCTACAGCAAAACCAGATTGCTGTAACATATCACCAAAAAACTTACGGTTGAATATACCTTCTTCAGATTCAGGTGTTGAATAGATAGCATATCTATTCATAATGTCTTTAGTAATCTTATCTTGTTCTAAAAGTTGTTCTGGAGTACCTAATAAATCTTGTTTAGCCTCATCCCAACTACTACTTGCTATAGCATCTGTTAAGTTAGCCCAACCTTTCCATCCTTCAATATAAGTATTACCTGCTAATCTAAACATACCGTTTAGACCATTAGACCAAATATCTCCCCAAGTTTGACGAGCTCCATACTTATATTCATTATTAGTTTGACCAGATGGATCAAAACCTAATATATTAAAGTTATCCGAACTCTTATATCTATCTACTTGAGCTGCATTATAATCAAAAAACTTTGGAGCAGCTAATCTATTCATAGTAGCTCGTGAACTACTAAAAGCATCAAGACCACTTTGTACAATATCTACACCAGAAGATATAGGTGCTGAAATACTAGGACGAGCTAGTAAATCTAACATACTAGTATTGGTTTCTGGTAAAGGAAGAAATGGATCTTGAGAATAAACTCCTTGTAATTCTTGAGGTATTACACCAGTTTCTAGTGCCATGAATCTATCTTTATGTATTGATTACTTAATTAAATGACCTAAACCTACTGCTTTTAATGCTGCTTTAGGGTCCCAAACATTAACGTTTGCTTGTGTTGTGTTAAACTTTTGATACTCTAAATGAACATTTCTATTGTTATTCATATTCTGAAGATACAAACTTTGAAGATATGAAACAATTTCATCTGGAGATTTAGCACTATCACCTTGTAAATTTATAGTGTGAAAATACGATTTATCTTCCACTTTTTTAACTAATTGTCCAGTTTGTGGATCTTTTACATTAGTTGCAACTTTATACTTTAAATCTACAGTAACGTATTGTGGAACAGCAGAACCATTATCTGACATGACATTTGGTGTAATAGTATAACTAAATCCAGCAGCATCTAATATAGGGTCAGATTTAATCTGCTTACCTCTAGTAATAGCATCATAAACCTGGAAACCAGTATTATTTGGAAGCTGATCAAGATAAGTACCAGAAGTATTATCTTTAACTACAAAATTAACTTCAGTACCTGAACTTATACTACTTAAATCAACTCCAGCAACTTGATCTTTAGATTCAGTTGAAATTGGTTTACTAAATATATATCTAATTGTTTTTTTACCATTAATGCCTTGAGGTATATACTGACCAGTACCGTATTCTTCAATGTTCTTTTCACTAGATAATAAAGTTTGAATACCTTTTATCATACTAGGATCTAAAGGTTTACCATCTTTATCATAAACATCCTGAACATTTCCTGGTTGTACAGCTTGATAAATTATCAAAGCTGCATTATCACCATTACCCATTGTCTTATTACCTTTTGTGTTTAAAGCAAAAAGAGTACCTTGTTGACCAGTTAAGTTCTTATACATTAAAAGATCTGGTACAACAGACTCGTGAGCAGCTTTAAGATTCTTTACAAGATCTTGAGAAGACTTATATGTGGTGTTTAAAGATCCAATAGTTTTTCCTAAATCTTCCAAACCTGCTGGAATTGAATTATTACTATAACCAATACCTGAATTATATCTTCCATACAAATGATATTCTTTACCATCTTTTTTTACAGTATATCCAGCATATGTTGTAGTATTTCCACCTCCACCAAGTGCTGCTGCACTAGACGATAAATTTTGAAAAAATGTAGGATCGTAGTCAGTTATATTACCTGTAACATAAGCTTTAGCTAAATCATCACTTGTTAACTTAACTTTATTACCATCATCATCTTCAAAGTCATATGAACTTTTAAACTTAGGTGCTAAATTACTAGCTGTAACTAAATCTTTTTCTCCATTACCTACGTCAACTAATAATCCTTTATATTTTGGATCATTTTGAAGTTTATCTTGTACAAGTTTTTTTCTTTGAACTTCGTTAGCGTTATAACTATCTAATTTAGTTACTGCTGTAGAATATCTCATTAAAGCTTCAAACTCAGTATTAGTTAAAGCTATATCAGAACCATCAGCAGCTATCTTACTACGTTCAGATAAATAATCTCCAGCATATGCAATAAGAGCATTTCTTAATGTACCAGGTCCAGTTATAGTAGTTATACCTGCAGTTTTAACACCTTGACTATTAAGTAAGGCTGTTTCTAATTTTTTACTAGCAGCTGCTTGTTCTTTAGTAAACTTGTGAGCATAATCAGTAGCCACCTCAGTTTGTAAAGCTGTAGCTACATGTGCTATTTCTGCAGGATCTAATCCAAGTTTTGATGCAAAACCTAAAATACCTTTTTGATCAAAGATCAAATTATGAGCATCAAGAAAAGCTTGCTTTTGATTTTTAGAATAAATATCAAAAGCTGTTTCAGCAGTCTTAGTAATATCTATACCTGATAAACCAGAATAAATTAATGAACCACTTTCATCTACTCCAGGTACAGGTGTACCATCAGCATTAGTTCCTGTACCTGTTCCAGTACCAGTTCCTGTGCCAGTTCCTGTAGCACCTTTAGCAGCTTTTATCTTTAAGTCTTCAGTCTTATACCATTGATCAAATGCAGCATTACTTACTGCCAAGTTATGTTCAGCTCTTCTAAGTTCAAGACTTTGTGCAGCTGTAAAAGCAGCGTTTTCTTTAATAAGTTTTTGATCAATACTAGCTCTACCTGTAGCCCAGTTGTTAACAAGACGTTGTTTAGCTAATACACTAAAATATTGTTTTGGAGCAGCTAATACAGCTTCTTCCACTTTACCTTTTTCTTTATCAAAATATTTATACTCTTCACCAATTGAAGCTTTTCTACCCATTAATTCAGAACGTTCTTCAACAAGTTTATTAAACATTGCTTGATTATTCGGACCACCTGTCTGACCTATTGAAGATAACAAACTATCAATTCTAGCTACTTCTACATCAATCTCTTGATTTCTTTTAGTATATCCTTGATTTAATTCTGATATAATATCTTTAGCAATTAGTTTTTGTATATCAGGTTCTGTAAGGTTTGGATTATTACGTTTTAATATTTTAGCACGCTCTTCATTCTCAACAGTACCAGTTATTTCAAACTGACCTTGAAAGTTATTACCAATCATAGCAGATGCCCAAGTAGCATATTTCTTTTGAGAACGCTGTCCATTAACAGTCTCAATTAAATATGGTCCATTAGGATCATCATACTTAACATCCATACCTTGATCTTTAGCTTGTTTTTGTAACCAAGCTTCAATATTAGTAAACGGTTCAGCTTTACGCATTTCTATAGCACCAAACGCTTCAGGTGTTAACTCAGCATTCTGAAGTTTGCTTAAACCGTTTTGAAGATACATCATACCAATGTTGTTATACTTCTCACGCTCTTCTGGTTTAGCTGAATCTTTCCATGACATATATTTCTGCATCTCATTCTGATAAGACTTAGTCATAGCAATGTCTTGAACCATAAACTTGTTCTGCCAAAAAGGAGAAAAGATTTGTTCTGCAGCATTTACATTTTCCATAAGAGAAAGATCAGATGAAGAAAGTTTTGTCAACTTTTCTTGTGCATCTTTAATATACTGATCTCTTAAAGGAATAAGATTCTTATTAGAAAGAGGTGCGTTAAGCACTGAGGTATACGCAGATCTAACTCTACTAGCTCCTTGTTCAAACATAGATTGCTTCCTTTGAAGCATTCTATCATAGAAGTTAAAGTCCGGTTTATATAAAGCCGGTTCAGGAATTGTCTCTGGTATATAAGGAAGGTATTGTGCCATAGTTTACATATATAATATACAATAAAATCTTTAAAGTTTAAAACTAAACCTTTAAAGTTTAATAACCATATCCATCATCATAACCAAATGGGTATGCACTTTGAGCCATAGGTGCTCTATTTAAAGCAGCATATTGAGCATTAATAGCTGCAGCATTACCTGCACCCCTATTAGATTGAAAAGCATTAGGAAATTGAGATCTTAAAAACCCATTAATAGTAGCAGCATCATGTCCTTCATTTTTTAATTCAAGAGCAAATCTTCTCATAGCTGCTAAACTTTGTTCAGATGGTGCAGCACTTTGTCCAGTAATCATACTCATCCAGTTATTCTTATCTTTCCATTTAAGAGTTTCACCTTGTGGTCCTTCTTCTATAGAATAATACGGATTAGTTTCATTAAGCATGTTAAGCTTACTGTATCTATCACGCTCATTCATATTATACATTTCTCTAGCTTTAAGATCCATTCTCATAGTATTACGATAAGCTTTATCTTCTTGCTGAGCATTAAATGCTAACTTGTCTCCAGCATCTGCTCTATAAGCCATCACTCTATTCATAATATCAGTTTGTAAAGGACTAAACTGATTAGCTACCCCAACATTCATGTTTTGATATCTACCCATAGTGTTAGCTGCTTGCTCAGCTCCTTGTGCATTTAATGCACTAGCTCTAGCAGAAAACTGCTGAGGATCCATTTGAGACATATAAGCCGCCATCATGTTACGATTAGATGCACCTTCAGCTAACTCTCTATTAGGATCGTAGAACGTAGGTTCTGGTATCATAGCATTAAGAGGTGCTGCATAAGGAGTGTAACGTTTAGGAGGAACCATAAACTGCATACCAAAGAACGGTCTTCTACCACCGCCTCCACCACCGCCACCGGTTGTAGTTATAGTAGTAGGATCTTCTTCATAGGTAATCTCATCCATCTTTTCCCATGCTTTTATACACTTAGTAGGATCATTAGGATCTGGTGTATAACCTTCAGGACAAGTTTTAGTCTCAGGTGTTGTAGGTGTAGTTGTAGGTTTAGTACCAGGTGTATACTTTGGCATTCTACCACGTAAAAGCTCATCTAATCCTTTTTGCTTTTCCCCATCTGAAGCATCTTTAAAACCTTGTTTATTTAAAAAAGTACTATAACAATTAGGTCTAGCATTCATATCAGCGACTGTGTACTTAAGATTAGCACATGGTCCACTACCACCTCTACTACTGCCACCAGTTGGAATATTATATCCTGGAGTTAATGTTCCTGGTGTACCCCCAGATATAGTACCTGGTTTACCAGGAGTTATAATAATATCTTTAGTATCTTTACCAGATGTTGCTTTTCTCCATACATTAGTATTACCTACACGCTTATATCCTTCTTTCTCATATTTACTTATTTCTTCCTTCTTAACTTTTTTAGGAGTAGTTCCACCACCTTGATAATAACCTTCATCACCACCATAAAAACCTCCCATCTCAGCAAGTTGTTGTCCCATACCTTCTGGTAATACAGACATAGCTACATCAGGAATACCTTGAGGAAATCCTTTCATAGACTCTTGTACTAATGCAAGTCCACCAAGTTTTTTTTCATAGTTATCAATCATTCTTTCAGCTGTACGTTTAGCCATCTTATCAGCATAAGGATCATCAAGTATAGCTCTGTACTTGTTAACATCATACTGCTTAGCTAAAGCTGCTGGGGTAAATTTCTGTTTAGTGTTTTCTGACTTACCAAACTTTGCAAGTACAGGTCCACCTATTCGTAACTTCTTTGTATCAGAATAAATAAAAGTACCTTCAGGAACATTTAAAGGTGTACCACCATTAGTATGTCTTTCACCACCAATCTTCATATGTTCTTTACGACCATCATTATTAAAGTCTCCATATGCTGTTTCACCAAGCTCAGCTTCAATATTAGCTTCAGCTCTATCAACAGGTTGAAGAGTGTTAGATACTGACTCATATGGATTTTGGTTCATATCAGTGTATACATCTCGTTGCCCAAGATCTAGACCATAGTTTTTTTGACCACCATACGCCATAGATTCTGGAGCACTTTTAATTCTTACTTTATACTTTTTCATATTCTTATAGATATTACAAATTTATAGAAATTCTACTTCACCACCTGAAGCTAATATACTTTTTATTTCATCCTCTGTTAGTTCATATATACCTCCAGATTCATATTGTGATATTGTACCGCCATCAGCATACAACTTCATACCACTTAATTTATTGTATGCTTGCTTACCTTCCCATCTAGCAAATTGTTTTATTAACTTATCACGTTCTTCAGGAGTAAGATCTGCTAACACTTTATCTGTCCCCATAGCTTTTACAATATCTGGGGTAGACGCATTAGTTTTATCTGGACTACCACTAACCCATTTGTTTCTAGCTTGAGATATTGTAAGGTTAGAATAAGCCGGACCAAATAAAAGATCTTGAGCTGCTCTAATACCTGTTTGAAAATCTGGAAATTTACTTACAAAACCACCACTATCTTTAGCACCTTGTACACCACCATACTTAGAAGTAAAATCACCATGATGTATATTCAAAGGATTATTATGACTTAAAGCAATTTCACCATCCACATTACCACCAGATGCTCTATTAAAACTTACATGAACATGATCTGTATGTGGACTTTTGCCATTATATGGTCTCCATGAATTAGAAACAGATGGATTCCAAATCTGTTTATTCCAAATAATATATTTAATATTTTTATCTTGAGCTTCTTTAATAAGCTTTTGAGCTATTTCGTTTCCTTGATCTAAACCTGTTATACCAATATCTAAAGCATCTCCAGTATTATGATCACTTACTGATTTCTTATGGTTTGCATCACCCCATATCCCCCAATTTTGAACTCCTTGAAACTGAGAAGAAACTTCTTTCCATGTTTGTTCTGCAACCGGATTAGCACCACTAGATTTAACTGGAGCTGGAGAAGCATTTTCAGAAGTAGCGTAAGCTTCACCTGTAGCCATTGGACTCTGTAAAGGCATAGAAAAAGGAATTTGGTCAACCGGTAACATTAACTCATCAGGTATAATGCCTCCACCATACTGTGCCATTCTTGGTAAGAATTGACCAGTATACATGCCTTTATTTACAACATACTCATCAGGTCTAAACTCTCCAAATCTGCTACCACTAACTACATAGTCTCCACGGTTACCTGACATCTCACTAGGTACTTCAGGAAACAAAGAATCTGTAGATGTTTGGCGTCTTAACCTTTTATCAAATTCTTGTTTTCTTTTATAACTATTTACAAGTTCAGTACCAAAGTTTCCCCATGATGTTAATCTATTAATATCTTGAAAAGCTTTTTCTACTGGTTGACCTATATTTTTACTGTACCAACTAACTGGATTTGTGGATGTATTAGATTGAGTATTAGCTGCTGCAGCTTGTGGTGCTTGATAAAACGGTGAAGCAGGATCTGTATCAAACTCCTCATCATCCCATTCAGAATGCCAAAATCTTTTAGGAGTTGTAGATGTTGTATTTGCAGCTGGAGCAGCAGTAGTATTAGTAGGTTGTACAGTAGGAGTAACTATAGAAGAACTACCACTAGGTTGTACAGGTGCTTGACCAAACGGTTTAAAAGTTAAACTAGGAAACTTAGGACCAGCGGCTTTAAGAGCATCTATCTTATTACCATTTTGCAAACCGAGTTTTTGTCTACCAGAATTTAAAAATAATGAAGACTGACTCATAAGTTGAGCATATCTAGGATCATTAGGAGATATTAATTCACCATTATAACTTAAAGTAGTAGGGACATTACTTTTCTGTTGTCCAGCAAGTTGAGCTTTAGGTAAACCTTTTCCTGTAATACGTATTTTCATTAGTCAATAATTTCAAAGTTATAACCACCTTGTTTTAACATTTGTAGTTCTTCTGGAGTGACATCTAATATATCACCTTCTACTGGACCACCCATTTGCTTAGCAAAGTTCCTAGCAAAGTTAGCTTTTTTCCTCATAGCAGGACTATATCTTCCTTCTGGTGCGTTAAGTATTGCTGATGCAGCTTCTTGTACTCCCATACCCATACGAGTAGCCTGTGCTTTAAATGTGCCAGCTTTAGCAGGATCTAATTGTATACCACCGTATGCCATATTAGATAATATCTGTTGTTGTACAAATTCAGGTAGAGCTCTAAAACCTGCATTGTTAGTACCACCTTTCTCATAAAAAGCATTACCACTAAATGTAGTACCACCTTCTTTCCATGTAGCTCTAGCAAATGCTCTAAAGAAAGGATTATTAGCTAAGTTCTTTTTATGACGAGCATAGAAAGCTTTCTTTCTTTCTGGATCTTTAGGATGCTGACCTAACTTAGAATCACCAAAATATTTAACAACTCCACCAGGTCCTGTCACTTTATGTGTCTTACCCTTACGATCATTACTTCTAGTTACAGTGTATCCACCTCTTGCCATCATTTCTTTTTCATCTTCTTGCTCATACTCTTCATCTTCCATTTCTTCACCTTGAGCTTCAGGATTATACATCATATAATCTGAAATACTATTTACACTATCATCAATCACAGCAAGCTTAGAAGCAATCCATGGATCTAAGTTTTGTTCTGGAGAAACAAACTGACGTAGTTTATTCATCTTATCAGCAACAGCAGACATTTGACCTAGTGCCATACCACCGTTTGGTTCACCACCTTCAGCAAACACTCCTGTCATATAACCACCATATCTCATAGCAGCTTGCTGCATGTCTGGTTGTTGCATACCAGGTTGTTGTGAACCAGCTCCTTGTTGTTGTACAGCTTGAACCATTTGTTCAAAAGCTCTTTGCTGATCTTCTGGAGACATCTGCTGTAATTGCTGTAAAATCTTTTCAGGTTCTACTTGGTTCATTTGAGCAAACTGCTGAATAACCATCATAATCTGATCTTGTTGTCCACCCTGCTGCATATATTGGTTTCCACCATACATCATTTCTGGAGCATATCCACCATAGGCATAACCGTAATTATCCATTTGATCTAGATTACCAGCTGCTGCAAAACGTGCACGAGCTATTTCAGGTGGCATTTTTTCTCCACCACCTCCCATTACTTCCATACCGTATTCAGCTTTACGCCAAGTGCCGCCTTTAGATTTATACCACTTAGCAGCCCATCCGTTAGCATAAGCACTAGGGTAGACATCAAATTTTTGTTTAGCCATAGACTTAGCTCTAGACCACAAGGCAGGATTATTAGGTTTGTTTGCCATAATATATAATTATTTTTTGTATTTAAATTTAGGATTATTAGGATTAAAAGGAGCATACTGATTAGTGTTCCATATACGTCCATACCATGTATCATAATAATCACTATTAGGTACACCCGGTGCTGGGTTATTTATATTTCTATAATACCAATCTCTACCTTTATTCATTAAAACTCTTCTCTTATTTTCAGGAAGTTTACCAATAGTATTAGCATACTCTTTATCAAAAGAATAAGCTGGATTTTTTCTACCAGACCATTTGCCATCAGCATCTAATTTAGATGGATCATATTGTCTGTAATATTCTTGTAAAGCATATGCTCTAGGATCTTTAGTTATTTTATTATTAGTTTTATCCCAACCAGCATTAAATATAAAATCCATAGCTTCACCAGCTTCCATAGCACTTGCACCTGGCATTATCTTTTTTACTTCTGGATAAACCTTTTCCATTAACATTTTCATGTAACTAGGATCACTATAATATGGTAAAGGAGAACCGCCAGGACCACCTCTAAGTTCCTCATACTTTAATATATTTCCAGCAATGTTTCTTACACTATCAGCTGAAGAAACTTGACCAGCAAACTGCATTTTTTTATGATTGTATGGAATACGTTCACTACTTGTTTTAGTCCTTTTAAATTTATCTTTTTCTGCAGAACTCATTTCAGATGATGTCTTAGGTGTCTGAGAGTTTACTCTTTTAGAAGGACGACATGCTGGATAGCCGGCTCTCTTTTCTCCTTCTTGTCTACCGCACGCTTTACCAGTCTTTACATCTACCCACTTCTCTGCAAACCATCTATCTAAACCACCATGTTGTCCACCACTTTTCATCTTAACAGTACCACCACACTTATGACAAGTCATTGGATCATAACCACCATCAGCAGCTTTCCATGACCATCCACAATTAGAACAAGAAACATTCTTGCTTAAAAGTCCACCATTCTTAACTTGAGGTATAGCATCAGAAGCATAAGATGTTTTATTCTTTACTACATTATTATGAAGATCTGCAAGCTTTTGAGGATCGTTTCCAATTATCTTTAAAATATCATCTAAACTATTCAGACTATTTTCTTTGCTCTTAAAAAGTTCATCACGAAAATTTTTAAAACTTCCCTTATAGTTATTATGATCATTAATGATCTTTTTCATATCCTCTGCTGTATACTTCTTTTTTGGATCTAGATTATACTGATATCTAAACTCATTAAGACGAGCATTTATTTCAGTTGGAGTAGAAAGATAATCATATTCATTTCTGGTACTAACATATCTATCAGTTTTAAAATTTTTGTTTTTAGGAATTACTTGTTTAGAAATAAAACTACTAGGAGTACTGTATAAATTAGCATCCCAAAACCATCTAGGTTGATCATAAAAAGTATTATCCTCATAATCCATTTTATGAGTAAGTTCATGAATTTGAGTAGGGGCACTAAAACTTGTTGGATAATCAGTATTAAAGTTTAATGAAGAATCTTTAGGGGTATAAAAAGCCTGAGTATTATATAGATTTTCATTTGTCTCTATATCTTTATTAGTGTATGTTTTATATTTTCCTGATAAATTATCTAAAACAGATAATCTGCTATTAGCCCATTCAGTAAACTTAGGATCCTTAGCTCTTTCAGTTAACCAATACTGCATAAAATTACGCATATCTTTGTAACCTTCTTTTAAAGAACCATCTTCAACTGTTATTCTAGTGTCATGATTATGAGCATACTTTTTCTTATTAACGTTTTTATTAAGAGCTGCCATAGTTGCCAAGTCAGATCTAGATAGACCACCACCTGACCACCCACCTTTTTGCATCATTGGATATTCATCTACATAAGATGCACCACCAAAGTTATAATCCTTACCAGGATACATTACTTGTTTCTTACCGTTGTTACCTATTCCTAATACAGGATATGGTACACCTTGCATTGTAATATCTGATCCAGGTATACGAGTAACTTTACCAGGGTGAGCCCATTGACCACGAGGATCTAATATAGGTCCACCTTGTTTTTTATAATTTTGCATTCCTGCATACACTCCAAATTGACCTACTTCAGCTGGGGGAGCTGAAGGAAAAAATGGAACATTAGGAGCTTGTTGAATAGCTTGTATAGCATCTGTACCACGACCTGCATAGGGTACTCCCTGTATAACTTTACTAACTGCATCTAATCCAATTTTATGACGGGCTTTCAAACCAACTTTAGATGCATTACTCATCATCTTACCAAATTTACCTACCTTTCCTAACAAAGGAAGTGCACCAAATATTTCAAGTTCTGTTTGAGGAGACATTCCAGTTTCTTTGTATGATTTGTAAACATCATCCCAAGAACTTAGTCCTGTTGGATCAATTATTTCAAATATATTTTCTAAAGTAGAATCAGTTTGACCACCTCGTTGCTTCTTAGCACTACCCTTTTGTTTTTCAAATTCAGTAATACGAGGTTGTCCAGTAAACGGTTGAATGTTATTTAACAACTCATAATACTCTGCATAAGTAGGATTAGATTTATTCTTATTAATATATTCTAAACTTTTAACAAAGTTAGGATTTGTAAAGATCTCAGGATACTTAGCTTTAAGTTCATCAAACGCAGTCTTTTGTCCTTCTTTAGCTAAGCCAATATGTGCAACGTCCCAGTCTTCAAGATGATACATTCCTGTTTTATCAGCAGCACTCCAAAGAACATCTTTATATAACTTTTTATTTACATTAGCATCAATAGGTTTACCATCTACATATAGAACGTAATCTTTTGCTGCATCAAAATTATGAAGAGATACTGGAGTTTGAGAGTTACCTTTTTTCTGAATCTCAAGTTGTGATTGTATATCACGTCCACCAGTCTTATCATAAAGACCAGTGTTTTGATAGCCAACACTAACCTTTTTACCAGGATATAATGATTGAAGTTTCTTAGTAGCTTCTTGTTCAAACTCTGCAAACTTAGCCAATGGTCTACTAGTTTGTTGACCAGGTAGTAAATAAGCAAAGTTACCACCACCTGTATTTAAATTATCATATGCTCTTAAATCAGCAGCAGTAAATTTTTGATCTTTTGTACGAAGTCCACGAGAATAAGAACCATTATCTAAACTAACTACAGTTACATATGGATTCTTTCCTTTAATACGTTTAAACTCTTCTTCAATATTTTTTAAAGATCCACTTACTAAACGAGTCTGTCCATCAGGAGTCTTAAAAATAAAACGTCCACCTGTTGCTACACCAAAAGCTTCATCAGCTTTATCTCCTTTAGGTAGCACTAAATTAAGCTTTCCTTGTACTTGTTTACCTTGGTCATCAAGTACTGTAACAGCTGGTGAAAAAGCGTTCTTACTAACCTTAGATCCAGCAGCAACTTTTTTAATACTTCCTGATGGTTCTCTAATAAAATCTACTACTCTATTAGAAAATACACGACTTACTTGTACATCTTTATTTTCAAAGTCTTTACGTTGACCAACTTGTATTTTACCATCTGGACTATAAGCTAAATATGTAGCGTTAGCTGGATCATCTTTAGCACTAGCAAAATATGTTTTAGCATTTTCAAAAGGATGGAATGCTGTAATAGAAGCAGCTTCTGAATCTATAGGGGTAAAGTCTCCTCTGTTACGTACACCAAAACGTAATGCATCAATATCCATACTTTCTGGTATATGGTATTGACGACCACCAGCATCAGGAATAGTATCTCCTGTAACATACATAGGAGCAAAATCATACTTAGGAACTATGATTCTACTCTTAGGATCGTTAGCCATGTTCTTAATAGCCTGTTGACGGTCTAACCAGTTTTCATACTTTTGAGCCATGTCTGGAGAAAACAAACCTATTGCTTTTTTAGTAACGTCTCTTGTTATCTCATTAGCTCCTTGTGGAGACATACCCGATGGTCCAAAACTCATGTTGCTAAAATCAAGACCACTTTTATTTACAGCTTCTGAATAAGAATCATAAAGATCTGAAAAGAAGTTTGATGTATTATCAATAAATTCTTCATACCAAGGTTTTTCTACTTCAGTTGTAACCTTCTCAGTTTTTACAGCTGGTTTATTAGCTGGTATATATGGAAGTAAGTTTTTTTGTTGTGGTCTATAGAAAGAATAAAAATTTGGGTTAGTAAACATATTGTTTTGACCCATTAAATTTTTTACACCAAATCCTGATTCTTGATTCATAGGACTTACTTCTTCTTCAGTATTGTATACCTCAGAAGTAAGCGGACCCAGTATTGGTTTTCTAGTAGCTGGAACAAAAGGATTGTATTGAGGAAAAGTTAGTGTTGATTTTGGAGTAGCACCAGTTACAGGACGAGTAACTTCAGGTGTAACTTCAGGTGTTATTTGAGTAGTAGTATTTCGTTTACCAAATCCAAAAGGTAAAGGAATAACCATTTGAGGCTTTAAAGAAAACTTATCATACTTAACTTTAGGTTGTAAAGATACATTTATCTTTGGAGGAGTTATTCTCATATCTCCATATTCAGGACTAAACGTATAATAATTACCAGGATTAACAGGTCGTTGAGCTGGTGGTGGAGCAGCATTTTGAGCAGCAGCTTGTCTTGCAGCTCTAGCTTGGTTCTCCATCTCCATTATTCTTTCTACAGATATTGGAGCCTGTGTTGGTTGATAACTTTGTTCTAATAAATCATCATTCTCACGAAGTTTATTAAGAAGCTCTGTATTCTTAGCAGCAGAATAATCATAACCTTCTATACCATACTTATCAGCAAGTTCTTTTCTAAATGCTTTCTTACCAGAATATCCTCTAGTAGCTAAATAATCTACAATACTTGGTCCTTTATATTCTAAACCTTCTTGAGCAAACACTCTAAACATATTGTTTTCTCCACCATATCTTTGTTCTTTTTGACCAGCCATATTCATACCAGCATTGTATGCAGCATTAGTTAGAATAAAAGGTATACGTGGATTTTCATAATTTCTATTACGTCCAAAAAAAGCATTAGTTCTTCTTTTAGCATAGTCACCAACAACACTAGGAATTCTAGATAAAGGATTACCTTTTACCATGTAAATACTAGGTTGTTCATAATATGAAGCCCATGCATTATTTCCAATGTTTTCATCTAATATTTTAGTCATAGGAAAGTTTAAACCTGTCTTTCTATTAACTTCAATAATAGGTTTATCTAATGTAGGTTTATAATTATTTAAAAACTCTTCAAAAGACTTTTTAGCGTTATAATCTGTCTGAGCTGCATACGGTAAATCACTTATAATTTGAGAACTTATACCATCTCTTTCTAACTGAGCAGCTTTTTGTAAAGATTGAGGATCACCTAGTTTCTTTAAATAGTCAACACGATTTTTTAAATTCTCAGCGTAAGTAGCTGCACCAGGTATTGTACTTTCTACGTTTTTTGGTAGGGCGTTACTAACCCTTTTACCCATATTACCTGACCAGTTTAATGTTTGAGTTGTACCAGGATTAACTACAGTAAATCCTTTTGGAGATCTAGCAGCTTGTGTCCAAAATAATGGAGCTGAGTTTTTACTCATATTTCCATCAAAAGTAAATGCTCCTTTAGGTAGTGAAGCCATTTCTTGAGACATCATTCTAGACACTTCATCCGCAGGTATATTAAAATATGAGTGACCATATATATCACCTGGTCTTGTACCACTAAGTTCAAGAGCTCCAGCATTAGCTGCATTTCTTATTCTACCCAAGCCACTAGTCATTCCTGCTGTACCCTTATATGCTTTAGTAGCTCCTTGTAATCCTTTAGAAACAAAGTTAGCTCCTTGAACACCTTCTGCTACAAAAGGAATAGCTCCTAAACCATGCATTGCTGTATTTAAAAAATCCATTCCACTTAAACTAAATGGATCAGTTACTCCTTTATATGCTATATTGCCAACACCTTTACCAAACTCTTTTGCTTCATTCATATAGAAAAAAGGATTAACCAAATTTGCAGCTAAATCTAAAGAGTTCTTTTTTCCTCTCTCTAAATGATCAGGTATATCTCTTCCTTGAACTTTATAAGCTAAAGCTGTCATAGGATTAGTAGCAATAGACCAAGCTTTAGAAGCCATGGATTGTGCAGGTTCTGCTTGTCTAATATATCCTTGTCTATCTCTAGCAGCTTGATCTGCAGCACGTTTAGCTAAAACTTGTTTAGCTATAGCATCCTTTTGTATTTTTGCTCTAACAACAGCAGGATTAGGTATGTTATCATAGACAGGTCTTTCGTTAACTGGAACTTTAAACATTACTGTACCAGCCCTCTGCATTTTTGGAAGCCCAGGAAGAATCTTGTGATCTACATCACCTGCATTAATAATATGTTGTAATAACTTATTCATGTCTTACCTAAAAGATTGTTGTATTTTCTGATTAGATATCTTAAAGATCATTTTTAAATCATTGCTAGTTAGTTTTCTAAGCAACACTTTATTTACATTATGTCTAAACTTCTTACGTTCTAATACAGGTTTCTGATAGTTTACGTAAGCTGGGTTAATTTGAAACTGATAACCATTAGCTCTTGTATTAAACATAGGTACATTATTACTAGCAAACTCTCCACGATTTTTAGTTATATCCCAGAACTGATTAAATCTATATTTATTCTCTTCTTTAGAATAATTAATCTTTATAGAAGATGTGCCTACTTGAGGATAAGATAGCATATCTACTGGATTAACCTTACTCTTTAAAGTCATCTCTAATAAACCAGATACTTGTTCAGAGTTATATATAATAGCTTGATCAAAGTTCTCATCTAAGATATGAAATTTATCAGCACATCCATTATGATATTTATAAGTTTCAAGCAAGTATTCTATATTCCTTACAGTTGTAACTGTCTGACCTGTAGACGATATAAACTCAACCTCAAACGGATAATCTTTATTATAGAAGTTAGCAAACTTATCACAACGCTGATTATGCTTCCACACCGTATTAGAATTCACACTTAAGAAATGAGCTCTACCAGGAAGTAAGAATGTAGGAATCCAATCATGGAAAGAAATCCACATCTTGCTTTTAGGATCATAACTTATAGTCCAAGAAGCTTCTTCAAATGCTTCACTCTTAAATGTGTAATAAGTCTTGGTTCCGTTTATAGTTCTATAAAATCCATTAGAGTCATATGCTAAGTCAGAAAACTTTGGTTTGTAATCTTTCTTAGTAATATATAAAATCTCGTGTGTATTGTCATAGATCATCTGTACGCCAACACCAGATACTGGATTATCATATAATGGATAATCTGGAAAAGCTTTTAGTAACTCACTAGGTAAATACTTAGCAAACCACCATTTCATTCCATTACGAGATATTTCATTTAACCCACCGGCATACTGAAATACTTTACCCTGGTTCTGACTTACCCAGAATACACCATGTGTAGTACCTACAGAACAATATCTACCTTGGTTTGATCCATACTCATATGAGTCATCAGCATTTACTAAGTTCTGGAAAGGTTGACTAAACAATCCGCCATCACCAATAGTAATCTTAGTACCTGCATCTGTCTGTAACTGATCTACTCCCATAAACTGTATAGGACTTTGATCAGCTAACATGAACAACGCACCGTTTTTATTAACAGACTTAATATTAGATATTCTAGAGCTAAAGTCTTTATAGTTATTAGCTAAGAATACTCTCCAGTTATCTTTGCTAATCTCATCCTGTTGAGGAAGAGAATAGATTGCACGGTTAGGTCTATATGTATAGCATGTAGAGTAAGTCTCAGGATCATAGTTCCTAGGAAGTACGTTACCCCATGAAATAAAATTACTGTATAGTTTAGATACACTTAAAGAGTAATCATACTTGTAATAGTTACCGCTTCTAATAATATCACTTCTAAACATCAAGCTTAGATCAGTAAATGAACTGCTATCATAGTGACGCTTAGATGTTTCGTCTTCCCAATCACGGTAAGCTAAGTTAATCTCAGACTCAACAAAAAACTCTCTTACACCAGAGTTAAACAAGTAAATATATCCTTGGTGGATATAAAAGAATCTACTTACACTTTTATCTAGGTGATGATGTTCTTTAGCTGAACTCTGTAAAAGTTTATATTCTGCTTCAGCAGTATTCATCCAATATCTTGGATAAGGTACATTTATATAGTTTCTATAGTCATAAGCAGTTTCATCTGGGAAGTCAATCATCCAGTCATTAAAGAATGGCATAGTGTTCTTCTCAGTAAACTTATTGATGTATACATCACCTCCAAATAAAATATCAGAAGTAAACTTAACTCCTGTTGCACCATTAGTCTTTCCAACACAGGTAGAAACTGGTACTTGTTTAATAGACTCTAACTGACCATACTGTGCTGGTAAAGGAATTTTAATAGCACCATAGTGACATGATATATTTCTTTGAAATCCTTTTCTAGGTTCTACACCAGCATCACTAATAAGCACTCTACTATTATCAACATTCCTAGGGTTTGCAAAAGTCTTTCCAGATGGAAGTTTAATAACTACAAAGTTTCCTCTGTATAAGTTATTGATTCTAAATCCATTATTAAAACCTTGAACGTTTCCTCCTACATATAAACTATCATCAATTTTTCTTCTTCTGTTACCAGTTTGTGACTGAGTAAACTTATTAAAAAATCCATGAGAGTTATATTGTAAAGCATACTGACGTCTAGGAATTAAACCATAAACTAAAATTTGTATCTGAGCACTAGTAGTTTCAGTATGTATGTATTTTACTACAACTAGTTGAGCTGCATAACTAAATTGATTAATACCATAAGCTATATTATCAACTAAACCTGATACTAATGATCCTGCACCAGGAGCAATTAGATTTGTTATACCTCCAAGAACCGATCCTAATACTGTTTTCTTTGGTTCAGGTTTTACAGGAGTAACATTAAGTTTAACAGGAAGTTTATCATTACCTGTAAATTCTACAGCACCTGGAGGTAATTCACTAGATATACTATTAATAATTCTAACTATTTGTAAAGCTTTATTTATGAATTCTATATCTTTACCAATAAACTTATTTTTAGGATGTCTCCAAGGATGCTCAAAAGCTCCTTGAGATTTACCATAAACTTCACCATACAGTTTTACTTCCTGTACAGATAAAAATGGTTTAGTAAACGTTGTATCAGGACTATGAAAAGAAAATATATCTTTTCTATAATCTCTTAAAGGATCTTTCTTACGATTAGTAAATGAACCGTCATTAATGATCTCTTCATTAGAAGTTAAATAGTAGTCATCTGATAAGTCATTATACGGATAGTTCTGGAACAATCCTTGAACACCTACTGTACCCTCTTGAATTGTATACTCACGCATATTGTTAAATACACCTGTAGCTACAATAGTTTTATGACCTTCTCTTGTTCCTCTTAATATTTCATATCCAACCACAGAAGCAATTGGCTTACCATCTATACCTAATGGATGTGTAATGTTTTCAAACTGTACACCTAAAACAACAATGTTTTGACCATCTGTATTAAAGTGATTAATAATAGGATCTACAGTGGCATCAGGAAACTTATGATGTCTAATAGGTTGACCACACAAAGCTCCCCATATTTGTGGTTTATTATCAGGATATAATTCTGTAGATTCCCAATAACCCATTTGCCCACTTGCAATAACTTTACCACCATCCGCTAATGTTCTTGTTGTTAAATTGTCTATTGTTGCTGTGTTTTCTACTTTCCAACGTTGTGGTGTTACACCATCTTCTATTTCAAATACATCTTCTCCTGCAACAGTAGCTCTATCAGATGCTACAGCAGGTCTACCTGGAATATGATATGAATCAGAACGCTCACCTGTATTGTATACCCATCTAATAAAAAATGCATATTGTTCATCTCTCATAAAAGAAGGATTGTTTCCTCCCTTTACGTAATATGTAGATGGATACTGTACAGCTACCCACTTCGATCTAATAGCGTTAGCTTGTTGTTGATAGTTAAATCTAAACTTAGTATATGTACCTACACGTATTAAATAATCAGTTACAGAATATAATGCATCTGATTTTTCAATTGGTTCTGTTCTAAGAACAACCATTGTAAGAGGTACAGTAATTAATTCTGGACCTACACTGCTTATATAAATAACTCCTTGACTAGTAGAATAGTAACCAAGACTTTTAGCTACTGTCTGCTGGTTAATATTAGATATAACTATTAACTCAAACTCGTCAAAGTTTTTATCAATGTCTGTAATAGTCACTTCTAAAGAACCAGATAAGTTCTGATGACTAAACAATGACTGCACTTCACTTAAACCAAAGTAGTCAGTCACTTTAACTTGATCTACTGTATACGCTAATGCCACTTGGTAAGAACCATTGGCTAACGTACCAGCACCTTTACCCTTTTGTAAAGACACGCAAGGATGTTTTACAATACTTGCTAATCTTATCTTTTCACAATCAAGTCTGTCTGAACAGATAGGAGTTGTACATCCAATACCATTACTAGTTGGAGATATAACTGTAACATCGTTTAAACTATATGGAGTTGTGGTTGTACTTTGAGATATACATCCACAAGGTATAGAATTTCCATTATTATCTAATTTTCTAGATATAACAGTTAATGCATCAAGAACTCCTCCTGGAAACTGTTGTTCGTAAGCTTGTTGATCTGTAAGACATAACTCATAAGCAGTACGACCAGCTGTAGGAATTGTAATATTAATTATGTGAGTATAACATGGTTCTGCAACACAGGATTGCGTAGTAACCTGCATATCAGAAGCTTTATCAAAAGATAAAAACTCAAATACTTCTCCATCAACTAAATATTTAGTCTGAGAAACATAATTAATGTCTTTATATATAATGGTTGTCCTAGCCGTTTTAGCAGGACAAGTAGCTCCAATAAGTTTATACTTAAAAGGTTGTTGTGCTGTATTTACTGTACTATCTGTACATACATAAGGTATGTCATTAATATTCAGAACTCTAGTAGGGTTTAGACCATCGTCCCAATAAAGTAATGTATCACAATCAAATCTTGAACGTGACACACCAGTGATTAAGTTTGTACGTTTAAAGTTTAAACATGGATCATTTATAATCTTAGTATAAGAACAAGCTGACTCATCAAAAATTCCAATCTCAGAGTTAAGATCATCTGTAGTAAATACAGCCCATTGATCATCCCCAAGATGTACAGTACCAATTAATGTATAAGGAAGTGTAGCACAATATAAATTAGCTGGTTCGTTTCCAATTACTCCCACTTGTCCATCATGTGAGTTATTAACTGCGTTACGTGCATGCGTATACAATCCCTCACCAACGAAAGTCTCGTTATAGTCTTTAACCATACCCTTATTAAAGGTATTAGTTGTAGCTCCCGGATTTTGTGATTCTTGTTCAGCCATGTTTTATTTCCAGCTTCTTCTTTTCTAAAAATTTATATACCACTGCGGTTAAATGTCCAGCTAACCATGCTTGAGCTTCTTCATCTGATATTCCTCTATCTTCTGTCACTCTAACTACAGCGTGAAACATCTCGTGAGCTATTGTGTTATGCGTTAGATATTTAACACCTAGTAATAAATAGTAAACATCTATATCATGCATAATCAAAGCTCCTTCTGCTTCATCACCAAAATCATCTTTTATTTTGCACTTCTTGTAAATCTTCTCTGCTTCAGCAGCAACACTGTCAACTATACTTATAATTATCTTACAACTATAAGTAGGTAAATTTATCGTGGTGCTTAGCTTCATACATTACAATCCCTCTGTTGATTTAAACATATCGTAATACTTACTATACATAGCTTTACGATTTGTTTGCCATAACTTATACATTTCTGCAAAGTCAGGAGTGTTAACAATACTTAATGCATTATTTCTTGCTGCTCTTAAACGCTGCTCTACTAGCTGAATTCTTTGAGAAACATCCTCCCCGTTCATGTATAAGTTTTCTAGAATACGCTGCTTCATAGCATATTCATAATACTCATTAATTACAGGATGATCTAATACCAATAAATTACCATCATCATCTTGTAATGCACCTTGATATGATATAAATAGTTTTCCTTCTTCTACATTACTATAAACAAAACCATTCTTAATATATCCGTTTTTACCACTATCGTTTAAAGCATCTATTCTTCCTGTAGAAGTAGAGATACTTATCTTTTCAAAGTTGTTGTAAGTCCTAGTTTCATACTTACGCTTTTCTACAACCTGTACATATATCTTCTCACCTGTCTTACACTCTACACTGTATGTTCTTTCACAAAGACAAGTAGTGTCAACTTCTCCGCATTTATTACATACATTCTTACCATCTACAGTTTTGCAATGTCTAGGATCAAGTATAACATTCTCAGTATGACGACCATGCATTACAGGATAAGTAGCTGTTACCTCTCCACACAAGTATGCATAGTTTAACACATAGAAATCATCAGGTAACTTAGCCTTATTCTTTTCTATGTCAATTATCTTTTCTTTAGTTCCATGAATTCTTAAACCTAAATCATAACTTACACGCTGAGCCACCTTAATAAGCTGACCAGCTTCAATCATGCCCTCATTACTATACGTACTAAAATCCACCGAAACTTCATCAAGAAGTTGGTTAAAAGTTCTATATTGTAATTCAGTTTTCATCGTAATCCACTTTGTTTATCTTGAGCAGTATCTGAAGGAATTTGCATCATTCCCATAAGATCCTTAAATACGTTGTTCTCTATCTCACCAAATAAATAATCTGGTACATTAAACGGTTGATCTGTTTTTTGAACACAACTGTCATCTGCACAAGTAAACATAGAAATATCTTCTTCAAAGATTCCCTCTATACGTACAGCATCCCATTCTAAATTAGGAAAGTATAAGTAGTCATTTAAATACCAAAAGTATTTTGACTTATTAAACTTAAAGTTTTTAGATTTAGTCATTGCCATGTAAGTACCTGGATTGGTTGAACTTACGCTTTGAGAACCATCAATAGATGTGGTAGCTCTAATTAGTGGACCATAAAAACCCTGCATAAAAATTGGCATCTTCTCTTTTGTACGTTTGATTTTACAATCAGAAGTTAAGCCTGTGCAGCATGCCTCCACTTTATCCACTTCAATAAGTTCTACATAATCCATAGTTTGAACAACACCAGAATAACTAAGAAGTTGGTTCTTACCATCTTCACGTTTCATCAACCACTTAGCATGCTTTAATATAAAAGCATAGATAGCTCTGTCAGTCAAGAAAGCATCTTGTCTAACTGCTTTTATCTGTGTACGCATTCTAGAGATTACATCTCCTATAGTAGTTTTAGCCATGGTTAATCCAGATTAAACTCATCATACTGTTCTAACAGTTGTTCCGTTTCATTTTTAATAAAGTCCTGAATTTTCTGCTTTCTAAAGATTCTACTCACTTTAATCATGTTATCAAGTAGTATATATCTTTTCCAGTTTTCAGGATATGTTTTAGCCACCGTTCTTTTAAAATCTCTTACACCAGTAAAAGACCACATCTCATTGTTTTTAAAACGATACTTAGTCTCATAGTTTGTGTACAAAATTTTAGCTACGTAGTTATCACTTTCCCAGTTCTGAAACTGTACCTTAGAACCAAGTTCGTTAGATATCTTGTAGTTAGTATTGTGTCTTTTCTTTCGTGGGCAAGATCCAATAAATAAATTACCTAACTGTTCTGGTAGTTCTACACCATCACGTTCATTAATAGCTGTTTCCCAAAGTTTACCATTAAATGTGGATATTACTTCTTTAAACTTGTCTATGGTTAAAGAAGCGTTCTTTGGGTGCTCTTGTATGAACCTATTGTAAAACTCTACGTTTGTAAAGTTTAACTTCTTAGATCTATACCTAGGAGCATTGAGGTCAGGTCTTTTATATGTTTTCACTATTCCGCTACATTAATAATTTACGAAAAATCTACGAGGTTTCCTACTTAAACTTTCAGGGTTTAAGCATTATGAGTAAACTCTGATATTTTACCTTTGGTCAAGTGGTGGATTTCCATAACTGCTTGACGCTTAGACCCCGTAAACTTGTTGTGATAATGCCAATAATCTGACTTAGATAAAGAAGGAAGATGTTTAATTGAGAAGCCATGTACCTCATTATCTGTTACAAATTCTACTACTTTCTTAGTATGAAAGTGTCCAGTGTAACAAGTTCTAAAGCTAGTCATACCCCATTGTAAAGGGAACTCAGTAGCATAAACGAGAGGTGTGTTTTTCTTAGTTACGTCACCATGTTCAAATGCAAAGAAGTTCTCACCCCATGTGATAACCTTTCTTTCAGCGTAGTTGGCATTAAACGTAATAGAAATTTCTTGTGTAAAGCACTTAGATAGTGCATGTACTAAATGGTAGGAAGATAAACGGTCATGGTTACCAGGTAGGTAAACCACCTCTAGTTCTTTACAGAACTGCTTAATAAAGTTAATTGACCAGAACATTGCGTCAAAAGCCTCATCATAGGCATCCTGAGCTCTAAGGTCAGAGTCTACAGGTGTTCCCTTAGTAGTTAGTCCACTAAAGGTATCCATGTTAAGAAGGTCCCCTCCAATCACATATATGATCTTTTCGACCATATGAGCATGATAAGATCTTAGTACAAGACTCTTAATGCTTTCTTTAAAGTCATCTACTATAGATAGGTTACCCTCTTTACCAAAATGGAGATCCTGTATAGACAAGATCCCCACCGTAGGCTGGTCAAAACTTTCATTTATAAAAACCTCTGCAACGGGTTTATATACAGGTTGAAATGACTTTAGCGTTTCAGCTAAAAAGTCTTTCGGCTCCAGTTGTTTCTGAGTGACCATAGCAGAAACCAACCAGTAATCTTTGTGTTGTTTATTCCAATAAGAACTAAGCTTCCACTTATCAGTGTCTATCTTAAGTATTCTAATAATTTCTTCTGGACTTTTAGGTTCAGCAAAGGCTATACCTTTTATTTCTGCTGTACCATCATCCAAGTTTTCTTTAAACTCTACCACCTTTTCTTTGTTTTGATTGATAGCTTCTACTAAACTATCTTCAAGTTGGGTGATATACTGTGACTTAATTGCCTCATCATCAATGAGTTCTAACATTCTTTGTCCAGCAAAGTTTATTAGTTGTGTGTCCAGTTCGTCTTGTAAAAGACTCTTAGTTTGTAAAATTTGTTTTTTGATTTCTTGGTATTTCTCTAAAGAAATCCCTAATTTTATGGCACAGAACTCATCTGTTTTTTTCCATTTGAAGGAGCCATACACCTGGTTGATTAGTGTCATACGTTGTATTTTGGTATATGGTGTATAAAGCTAGACGTAATTTATCACTCTAATTATTTTTTATACACAACTTACTAACATTGGTTAAAAAGAAACCCCCGATGTAGAAACACCAGGGGTCTTGTTTGCCAGATGGAAACCAACAAAACCACTGACTTTTTTATATTTTAAACTACTGTAGTAAAGCTCCTTGGTGATCCATAAGTTCCACCACCACAATTTGCTTCTACAGTACCAGTATACGATGATTCTGTTAATCCTGTAACTATTAATAAATTTGTAGGTGTAAGAGTTGTAGTTACGTCTGAAGGATTAGTAGTAGGCCAATACTTTACCCTATACCCCAACGAAGGAGTCGGTACTACTGCTGGAAAAGTTATATTTAAAGTTGGCATTATGAATTAGTATTTATCCAGTTATCTGCTTCAATAAGATTATTAAAGAATGGACTAAGTGTATTATAATCTTTCATTACCACGTTTTTCATACCATCATATTCTTTATAAATAGTATAGTGGGAACCGTTAAGATCATATGAAGCATGGATTACATTATCCATTCCTAAATTATTTTCTACTATAGCTGTTAATTCTTTCATTATACGACAGGTGTTGTTGTATCATTAGTATCTATGTTACCTACGTTTGTAGATCTGTTATATGTAATAACAGCTAAACGCTGACCTCTTGATATAGCCGCATTAACATTAGGACTTTCTAAATCAGAAGATCCTGTAGCCGTGCCGCCATTATTTCTAGCTGTAATAACTTTACTTGCAGATGTTCCTACTAAAGTTGCTGTAGCTGTAGGGTTAGTATAACCAAATGCTGGACTACCTGGAGAAGGACCTTGCTTAATCATACATCCTCCTTTATAAAGAGTAAAACTTATATTAACAGGATTAGTACCTAAAGTTACCCACCATAACGCACGACAATCAATTACTACCTCATTTTGACCAGCTCCAAGCTGTGTAAAGTCAATTAATACAGTTTCAAAACCTTGAAGTTGATTATCTCCACCCCACATTGCTAATGGTTTAACAACCATATCACAAACATTACCACTGTTTATATACCCTGCAGATTGCGGAGTTCTTAAGTACTGACCATAACCAATATGTTTACCTTGACCATTTTGATCAGCATAAGTTGTACCATCAATAGATACTATTCTTGTACGTGTATCTAAGTCTGTACCATTAGTAAACTGATAAGTTACTACCATGTAATCAGCATCAAACGTAAAGTTTGTTTCACCAATTACAATGTTTTCTGTATTTACACAACCCGTAATAGTATCTGTAACAGTAGCAATATATGTTTGACCACCAGTTAAACCAGTAGCAGTTATTGTTGTTTGTACAGGAGATGTATTCCAGCTATATGTATATGAACCAGAACCGCCTACAATATTACTAATTGTAGCAGTACCATTAGTACCTTGCTGATTAGTTGGAGATGTAGAAGAAATATTAAATGTTACATTACAAACAACGTCTGTAAAGTTTACTCTAGTAGAGTTACCAAAGCTACAAACTGACTCAATAGTACCAGTATAATCATATCCAGATAAATTACTTATAACGGCAGGACTACTTGTAACAGTTGTAGTTAATACTGTTCCAGGTGTACTAGTTTCCCAATATCTAACTAGATATCCTCCAGACGGTGCTGGACTAGCTGCAGTAAAATTTATAGTTAATTGATTAGCCATCTAATTATCCTAAACATTGATTTTTACGAGTGTAGCTACCACCACTAACTGATCCGTCAATGGCACATACTATTTGTGGTGTTGATAAGCCTGTAGAATTAAATACTGTTACAGCTGTTGAACCACCGCATGGTGTATATGAGTATTCAGCATTATCAAGAAGTTCAAATTCGTAACAAACAGAACCACCAGTTCCTTGTACGCCAAATGTTTCGACTACTTCTAAACCTGAACCACAATCAACTAATAGTTTAACTTCTAAAGGATAACAAGCTGGTACTCCAGATATTACAATAGGGTTAGCTCTTTTATTAGGTTCTGTATACCAAACATCATCTCCTACAATTTTCCACTGAACAGTATATCCACTATCAGGCATAATACTAGCTGTAGAATACTGAATAGTTAAAGTCTTTAATACATTACAAGGTGCTACTGGCATATGGTTATTTATTATAGAATTGTACCTGTACCACTCACTTTAACTGGTGAGCCGACAAATGCTCTAAATATTCTTGGTGTTCCTTGAACTACTGTAATTGTAAATATTTGATGATCAGTTCCTGTTGCAGTAATAACTGTAGCACCACCAGACAATGCTGTAGTCGGTGCAGCAGAAACTACAAAAGCTGTAGCATTAGTAACAGAAACAACTGTAGTGTTTGCAGGAAAAGCTCCAACACCAGCAGTAACTTCAACAGTCATGCCAGCAACAAGACCTGTAGTTGAACCTACAACAATAGTTGTAGTAGATCCGGTTGCTCCAGCAGCTGATGTATAAATTGGACCTAAACCTAAATATCTTACTACCATTGGTGTAGTAGTAGTTGAAGTAGCTGTATAATTGATTCTAGCAATTGGAGTAACTAATAATGAATTAACAACTTTATGTAACTTAGTCAATACAGTTGTCAATCTATCACCATCTAAAATAGATAATGCAGGTAAATTTGAACCAATAAACTTGGTGCAATCAGCTACAATAAGTTCATCACAAACTTCTCCACCAACACATGGTGTCAAATTAATTGCGTTAGTAGGTTGGCAATCTGCACAACCATCGTTGCAGTTACCTAATGGTAGGGGAGTATCGTTACAACCGCATGACATAGTCTTATATTATTAAAAGTTTATATTATGGTTGAGCTGTTAATTCAGCAGTTACGTTTGTAGGAGCGTTACATACAGGAGGAGCAGATGTCACACCAGTTGTAAACGCACAATCAGTTTTAGTAAATGTTCCTGCTGTAGGAATCACTCTAAGTTTATAAGTTGTACTAGCAGTTAAACTACTAAAAGTTCCTGTAAGAGTTGTAGTTCCTGTAGGAGTTTGTGAAGCTAGTTCTGAGTTACCTGTTGAGTCAAATAACTTAACAGAATAAGTTGTCACTGATCCACCAATCTCTGGAAAACTATAAGACAAACTTGTAGAAGCTGGTGTTATAGTAACCGTTGGACAAATTATATTAATCTTTTGTACAGTAGGACTTACTGTAGATGTTCCACCATTACAAGCAGTAGTGATTCTAAAATCATAAATTAAATTATCACTAAGTCCAGTAACATTCACCGTAGCAGTTGTACCCGACACAGTACTAAAAGTAGTCCATGAAGTAGTTGTTGCAAGTTTATATTGCACACTCTGAGATGTAGACCCTACGCCAGGTGTCCAGGCTAATGTTACGTTCATACTATGTTAGTGTTGCAGTTACTGATGAAATAATTGGACAAGGTACAGCAACTGTAAATGTAGCTGTCTTAGAACAACTGTTACCGTTCTTAGTAAGACATCCTTCTACAGTAATTGTATATGCTTGTGAAGTATTAAGTGCAGCTCCAGAAACAGTGTATGTAATACCATCAGTATCTGTAACAGCTGTTACAAGATTTACAAAATCAGTATATGTTTTACCTGAAGCATCTTTAATAGTGATTTTAGATCCTTGAGCTGTACAGTTAGTAAATCCAGAAGGAATTACAGTACCACCACCATTAAAAAATACAGTAACTTGAGTACGGTCTTGATTAGTTGCTGCACTAAATCCAAGAAGAAATGCAGAACAATCTGTAGCACCAACTGAAGTTTTAAGATCAAAAATTGTTTGACGCATATCACATAATACAACCCAAAGGTTTTGAACTGCAGAAGCAACTGTAGTAGAAGCAGCGTTCCATCCAGGTAGGCTACTAATAGTTCCTGTAGTACTTAAAGCACTAGATGCTCCAAGTCCTTGACACTGCTGAGCAATAGCTGTTGTTAACGCAGTGTTTGTTCCTAATACACCTCTTAATGTACAATACTGAGCTTCTAGTTCATCAAGAACTAAATTCATAGCTGTAGGTGTACCAGGAGTTAAAATACAATTAGGAGTTACTAAAGGAAGAGTTGTTGTAGGTCTATTTTCTAAAGCAGTAATTCTAGTATTATGAGAAGCAATAGTAGTAGCATGACTATCTACGGTAGCTTTTAAAGTACAAAACTGATTACCAAGTCTTAAAGTGTATTGATTATGAATCAAACTAGTAACAGGTTGACCTGTTGTTGGATCATTATATTGTAAACAAGTAGGTAAAGCTATATTAGGTTCTGTAAAAGAAGAACCACCACCACTAGGTAAAGCATCTACTTTTGCATTAAGACAACATACTTTATCAATAATGAAATCCAATACTGCTGACAGGGTCTTAGTAGTTGGAGCAGGATTTACGGACGAGCAAAAAGATACGAGACATGCTAGGTCCAGATTAGTTAAATCTAAAGATGTCTTAATCGTACAAAGGTCCGTTGCTACCTTGTATACTACACTCGATATAGTGTCACCGTTGCAGAGGTTAATACATGACAAGTCTGGACCTTGCCATATGACACAGTTTGAAGATACTGGGGAACAGCCCTGATCAGCAGTATTAGATTTCGTAGGTAACATAATGTATTGGATATCAAAGAGTTATTAACAATCAACCACGTTGGCTGCACCAAACAGACCTTCTAGTTTCATTTTTAAATGACCGTAACCAAACTCAAATACATCTACACCTTCAGCAGAAGTTAGATCAGGAACAGTCTTAGTGATTGTTTCTTCTACATCTTGCTCTTGCATTTCTGTACGAGTTCTAGTAACCGTATTAGTTGTAGGATTACCGTCAGAATCCAAAGGACCAGCAACTTCTTCTTCAAACTCTACTTGTACAGGAACCATACGCTTTACCGTAATGGTTTCTTCTACTTGTTTAGTTAAAGCTACATACAAACTCTCACCAATTTGTTGGTTACGAGCTACACCGCCACCCATTCCTGGGTAAGAAGTAGGAGGTGTTGCATCCTCTTGACTTTGGAAAAGTTCAATTCTGAAGTTAGCAGACCCATATTTAGAGATCTGATAATCAGCAATTCTTACATAAGCCTCAGATGTAATACCTTTATCGGTTCCAATCTGGGTAGTAATTTTAAGTGCCATATTATTTATGTTTAGATTTTAAGTAGTCTACAATATAATATACATTATTTTTGTGGAAATAACAAAAAAAACCACCCCAGATGGGATGGTCTTTTCTATATATAAAGAGGGGCAGGAGTTAGTTCAAAGGAACCACCTTAGTTTCTTCAACCTTAATAAGCTTAAAGAAGGTTCCGTAGTTCTCAGAGGTTTCCACTTTTTCAAAGTCCTCAAGAGTAAAAGCTTTATACTCCAACTCTTTCTCTGTTTGAAGCAAGTCGTTAAACTCTTTCTCAAATAATTGAAAGTCAGGGTTAATAACTTTCTTAGTAAACCAGTTACCATCCTTATCTACGTCTTTCATAGGTTGACCTTCTGAGTCAAGCTCTTCAATAACCATAGGGATAGAAATACCACCCTTTTCATCTTCCTTACCGTACTTCTTGATAAGGTCATTCTTTAGTTCTTCGACAGCAGCCTTTTCAGCAGCCACCTTCTTACCTAGTTCTGTTAACCAGTACTTAGTAACTAAAGACAGTTTTTCCTGGATAAGACCAGAAGCAATTTTTTCACCAGTTTGCTGGTTGGTTAAACCGTTAAGTTCTGCATCTAGATTGTAGAACTCAAACAGTTTCAAAGAAATTTTTTCCATGTGTTTTTAAATTTTTAGATTAATCTGTTACGAATATACAAAGATATGCAATTGTTAGACCAAATTAGTTATCCACAAATGTGAATGACTATATGACAGACAATGCTGCTAACACTTCTGACTTAGCAGTATTAAACACTTCTTCTGTAGTAAGAGGCCATTCTTCAGCACCAGCTACATATCTTGTATAGTACTCTTCATTAGTCATAAACCCTAAAATTTTTTCAGTAGGTTTGTTTACAACATTAGTAATTGTTTTAGCATCCGTATCAATTCTAACTGGAATCGAATCTGGTCTTAGTTTGTAAATTATCATATTATTTTATTTATTAATTAACAAGGTACAATATCACTATAAGCAACATTAGGAAAATAGTTTTGACTACCACTACTTGTTGGAAAGATAGACCAAAATTCATTTTGTCTAACTTCTCCTATACAGTTAACACCTCCTCCTGAGTATACTGATGCACTACCGCAAGCAGTTCCAGAAGGTATAGTTACACTACCTGTAAAAAATCCACCTAAATCACCATACCAGTTTATACCAACGTTTACATTTGTATTTACAACCTGTGATGATGTTGCTGCAAAAGTATAATAATTATAACAACCAACATAAGCTGGAAGATATACATCAATGTTTACAGTAACTGATGCACTATATCCATAGAACTCACTCATAGCATCTGGTGTAGATTTACCAGCTAATCCTGAAAGGTTTCTAAGACTTCCATCACTTGTTCCAAGTTCTGTTCTAATTTGACTGATGCTTATAGCACCTGATGATGGTAATGGCATATGTTATTTATTTTTTAGTTCTTTGATTTCTTTCTTTAACTCTTCTATCTGAGATTGCTGCTCTTTAATACCTTCTATTAACAAAGGTACAATACGATCATATTTTACAGTAAGATAATTTTCTCCAGTCTTAGATATTACTTCTCCTGTCTCAGCTATACCCTGCATATCAAATGGAGCTAACGAAACTGCTTGAGGTAGTACGGCTTGAATCTGTTGTGCAGAAACCCCAGCTTGTTCTTTTTGATTAGTATATCCAAGACTACGTGCTAAATCATTTTCTACGTATACAAAACCTTCTAATGATTTAATTTTTTCTATAGCATCTGTAATAGTATTTATCTTAGTTTTTAATCTTTCATCAGAATAGTATGCTGTAATATCTCCAGAAGCTAATATATTACCATTTCCAAACTCACCTCCGCTAGATTGAAATCCAACTAATGAAGAACCATTTATTATTTGATGATGCCAAGTTGCTGAGTTACTAAAGTTCCATAATGCACCATATGATTCAGATAATCTAGCCCCAGTACTATTACTAGTAGAAGCTCCTGATCCAGTTAATGCTAAAACACCACCAAAGTTTAGTCCATTAACAGTTGCATTGTTAGATAATGTACCGGCACTACCTGCACTTCCTGTAATATTTATACCCCACGTTCCTGAAGCATTGCCACCAGTTAATGTAGGAGAATATGAGTTATAATTACTTGAATGTAAAGATTGAACAAGACTAAAATCTACTTGTTTATCTGTAGTAGGTTGAGAACTATTTGTTATACTTGTTACTTTATTAATTACTCTACCTGCATAAGCTGTATAAACTTTAATATTAAAACCTTCCCAATAACCACCAGTAGGCCACCAAAAAGCTAAGTTTCCACCAACTCTTATAGCTCTTACACTTATTGGTTTACCGTTAGATAAACCAGCAGTTGCTATAATAGTACCACCATATATATACCCTTGAATTTGTATATCAATCAACATTTGATTAAAATAGGAATTACCACGTATTTCTAATACAAAAGGATCACCATACTCCCCGTATACTATACTAGTTTGAACAAGAGTACCATTTGGAAAATCTCTATTACTATGTAAAAAATCAGTAGATGAGTCTGTTGCAGAACCTGCAATATTAATACTCCAAGTACCATCGGCTATACCACGAATAGAGTTTTTAACATGAGCTAATGTAGATTTTCTAGACCACCCATCACCATTAGAAGTAATAAAGCTACTAATAGTAGGATTTTCTGTTTCAGTTGTATTAAAATTAATATGATTAGCATAAATATAACCATTAGCATCACGTTGTACAATATGACTACCATTAACACCTGTTGTTATATTTCCTGCTGCTACACTGCTTCCTGATATAGCTCCAGTATTTGATAATGTAATTACTGGTGTACCGCCTCTATTTGCAGAAAATATTCTTACACCAGCACTAAATCTCATTGAACAATAAGCATCATTAAGATCTACTATGTCTCCATCATCTGCTAATATAATACCACCTCCTGTAGCATTTCCAGATGATACAGTCAAATTACCAGTTAAAGTTAATGATGTTGCTGATGATGTAATATAACCTGGGCCGTTACTTAATTGGTTTAAATTAGTTAGATTGCCCGCATGCCAAATAGCATAGTCAGTATCTCCTCCATTTGCTTTTACATAAGTAAACCAAGATAAATATAAAGTACCTTGACCGTATACCCCTAATGTGTTAACATAAAGTTCAGCCCAAGCTGATAGTGAATTATTGTGTCCAAATACACCAGGTCTACCTGTATAGTTTCCAAGAAAAGATGACTTATCAGCACTAGCATTAAATGAACCTATCCTACCTCTCCATGCTGTAGAAGTACCATCATGCTGAACTTTTAAAGCTGAGTCAATACCATTTATTGTTATAGCGGTACTTGTACTTGCACCTCTACCAGTTACTGAGGAAAGTGTATCAGTTTCTGTGTATCCAGTTATATAACCGCTTGGATTTGTACTATTGTATGGTATATATCCTAAAGCATTAGTTACTTGTGTAGATGTAATACTAGTAAGATATCCTGGACCATTTGTAAGCTGGTTCAAATTAGTCAAGTTTCCTGCATGATATACTGTATTACCACCAACAGATAAAACACCACCAAAACTAATAGCCATTACTGAACTATTGTTTATTCTCCATTCATAAGTAGTACCGTTAGTTTTAGCAGCAGGTGTACCAATAATAGTATTATATTCTGAATCCCACGATCCTACGTTTTGTACAAGTCTTGCACCACCTTGAAACCAAAGTTCATCAGAATGCACTCCAGGTCCTTGAAAATCATTAAAAACTCCAATAGTCATTCTAATGTCCTCAGTAGTTGGAGCACCATTTGTATTAGCAGAATCATCCTGCATTAATATCCAACCATAATCTGAAGTTTGGTTAACCTTGGACTCAAATTTCATCATGGTGTAACCACCAGATGTAGTTGGTCTAAAGTGAGCTACAATACCATCTTGTTCATTTACAGTATCAAGTCTAATATATCTTCCATCATGGTTATGAGATGGCAAAGAAGTTAAATATGTATTATTATCATAAGATACAGTTGTACCTGAAACTTTTACAAACCCTGTTCCATTTAATGTTGTACCAGAACTAATTGCTACACCATTAACTCTAAATGTTCCTGTAATATTTACATCACCAGCAACTTGTAATAAACCAGCTCCTGTAATAGCTGTTGAAGATCCTACTAGTACAACACCACCTGCTGGCTGAAGTCTTAATGTACCAGAAGCAATAGATGTACCATAATATGTTTGCCACTGACCAAATGCTGTAGCAGTATTACCACCAGCTACTAGTTGAACAAATCCATTATTACCACCTGTTGCAGGATTAGAATCTATTAATATTAACTGTGCAGGTACACCTGAAGTATTTTTAATAATTAGTCCACCATTTACATCTAACTTAAAAGCTGAAGATTCAAACGGAGAAGCTGTATTAATACCTATAGCACTTCCGTTATCAAACGCTACACTATTACCAACAGATGTAGAACCTGTCCATTTAGAAAGATAGTTAGTTGTACCTGAACCAGAAATACCAGTAGATATAGTCCACGATCTATCAGCTGATAAATCATAACTTACACCGTTAATTGTTAATGAACGAGTTGTAGGTACACCACCAAGTCCTGATAATGTAGGAATATTAGAAGTTAATGCTATAGTACCTGAAGCATCAGGTAATGAGTAAAATCTTTGTGTTGTTATAGCAGTAGCACTAAAGTAAAATGCTTTTGTAGCACCACTAAAATAAAATCCAAAACCATCTGTTCCTACTGGTCCAATCGTAGTATATCCTGAACCACCTAATCCAAGACCTGCAGCTTGTTCAAAAATTAAACCATTTACTGAACTACCATATTTTGATATTGTTAACCCTCTTGATGTTAATCCATATAATCCTAAATCAACGTTAGATGTTGCACCAGTGTATGGTACATAAGGACTTAAATCATAAGTAGGTAATGTCTGCCACGTTTTATCACCTCTCCAATATTGAGCAGTTGTTCCTGCGATAATAGCTGGTTCTTTAGTACCTATTAACGTAGTAATGCTTGTACTAAAGTTAGCATCATCTCCTAATGCAGCTGCAAGCTCATTAAGAGTATTAAGTGTAGTTGGAGCTGCGTCTACAAGATTAGCTATACTTGTATCTACATATGTCTTTAAAGCATAGTTAGCTTTCTCAGATGTCCAAATAGGATCAGTCTCTGTAAAAGATTGTAAGTATCTTCCGTCCGCTTGTGTTTTAGTATAATAGTTTATTTTTTCTGACGTCCATATAGGATCTGTTTCTGTGTAAGAAGTTAGATAACCAGCTAACGCATGGTTGCCCCAAGTGTACGCTGTATTCCAATTACTAATATTTGTAGTGGTGATAGCTTTAACATGAGATGAAACTGTAGGATCAGTTTCAGTAAATGATGTTAAGTATCCGGCAAGTGTATGATTACCCCATCCAAACGCAGTGTTCCAGTTAGTAGAATTATCAACTATACTAGTTCCCCATGCTGTTCCATTAGATAAAGGTATACCAGCAGATGGATAGACCATTGCATCTATAGTAAATGTTCTATTGGCAGATAAATCAGCGGTCTGACCATTAATAGTAATAGTTCTTGTTACAGGTACATAGTTACCCACTATACCTGAACCATACTGTGGTATATTAAGTATACCTGTAGTGCTATCATAAGTAGCTGGACCAGATGTATTAAAAGTAGTTAAGTTAATAGCTTTTCTAGCTCTTCCGTCAGAAAAATATAAGGCTTGACCTTCTGTAACTTGATCTGTATTATAATCTCCTCTAAGAGCTGTAACTGCACCTGTTCTACCATATACAGAAGTAACAAGGTTGCCACCACTCTGTGTGATAAGCTGTGCTACTGTAGCAGATGATATCCTACCATTAACTCCGGGCACAAGAACTTTATTCTGCGTACCAGTAGTAGCAGGTATAGAAGCTACAGATACGCCTGCAGGAAAATAAGCATTACCATAACTATCTACTTGATAAGACATTATCTAACTTGTTTTGTAGTTTTTCAATTTGTAACTGTTGTTCTTTAATAGCTTCAATAAGCACACCTACTATATTTCCATATGATACACCATACTCATCTACGTCAGCAGCATAAGTAACAACTTCAGGTAACACTTCATTTATTTCTTGTGCAATAACACCTGTTTGTCTACCACGTGCTACGTCATCTATTCTTGTATAATAAACACCACGTAGGTTAATAACTTTTTCTAAAGCATTATCTATAGTAACAATATCTGTTTTCTTTCTAACATCAGAATAAGCAACAATATCTCCTTCAGCATATAACGCCCCACCAATATAAGCTCTGTATGAAGATGATGTACTTGAAGTTGAAATACCTGTACAGTTATTTCCTACATGGTGGTACCAATACCACCGTCCATTAGCTTCTCTATATACACCACCATTACCTCCACCATCATACATCATGCCGTTAACAGCACTATAACTTAACCATACACCATCATAACTATTTTTTTGACCATCCATTCTTAATGGTGTATATGTTGATGTAGTATTTGCATAAAGATGTAGTCCATAGTATGAAGGCCAGTAAATACCATGAGTACCATTCATTTGTAACCAAGTATTTACTTGATAATATGAATTACCATTATAACCAAGAAAGTTAGAAGCATGATATCCATCAACCATATCAGAGTTACTAACTGTTTGGGAACCTATATTACCAGAGTGAATCATTTCTACCCATGGTCTATTTGGTACGTTCCAAGAGCTTCTCCAAAACCATCTATTAGAAGCTTCTTGAGCACAAACCATCTGCCAACCATGGAAGTTTCCATTTTGGTCATTATAGTGCATAGCCTGCATACCAACATAGTGACTAGAACCTCCAGGTGCATTACCTGGACTAGACCAAGTATCAATAAAACCTGAGCCCCAATAAGAACCTATTGTATTTAAATCTACTTGACCCCACCCCATAGTTCCATTTATATAAGGACCAGCTTGTGATGCTCTTGTTGACCATGGAGAGTTAACACTAAGTGGATTCATGTCATTTCTAGCCATGGTACCAGCAGTAAACTTCCAAAGATTAGAATTACTATTAGGGTCTAGGTAATATCCTGTATCATTAGAATCATAAAATATAGGAGCCCGCATAGAGCCAGCTGCTTCTAAATATACATCAGTATAAACATAAGAACCAGTAATATGTATTCTTCTACTACCTGCCCACATCATACTAACATCGTGTCCTGTATAACTTCCTATGAATACAGAACCAGGAGTGTGAACATACATACCTGCTTCAATACCTGGACTACGGGCGTGTAGAACAAATCTAACATGAGGGCCATTACTAAATCTTACTTGTGTACCCCATCCTCCTGGATCTGACCAATCGTCTCCACTATCTCCTACATAAAGATTTCTTAAACGTGAACCTCCTGCTGGGTTTAAGTAATAAGCTGTGTCATTTGAGTCATAATAAATTGGAGAACGAACATCTCCATTTACAAATAAAGTATTACTTACTCTAACATTACTATCTCCTTCTGCTACAGAAAAAACTTGAGAGCCTCCGTAATATTTTACGGAGTTATTATAAAATCTTATACCACCATAACCACTTGCTGCTCCTATTCTTATACCAGTGTGCCAATCAATAGTAAGCTTTGTGTAGTTACCTCCATAGTTTTCCATAGTCGTTCCTATAGAATAACCCTGTATATCACTTTCACCATTAGCATTAAAAAATAATGTACCTCCATCTGAATTAAGATATACTTGCCCACCTACATAACCCATGTTTAAAGACCTTATTCTAGATGTACTAGCAAAGTCTCCATAATATGTAGTATCATTTCTGTCATAAAATATTGGAGCTCGCATAGATGAACCAGCTTCCATATTTCCCGTAGAATACGAACTACCAGAAGTATAAAACTCATGTCCTGCACCATTTCCTGGAGCATTACCAATAAATGTTAAGCCATATATCCAGTTTGTTCCACCTGCTGTTGTAATACCGTTAGGGAAAAAAGCAGAGTCTGAAGTTCCCCATGCATTTCCTGGACTTATATATCCACCTCTAGCATAAATAATATCTGAACTAGGATTTACATAAACTTGAGCTGTTCCATAAACTGAATTACCAGAACCCCATAAAAGTTGGTAAGTAGAGTTAGAGTCGTTATTATAATTAATAGTTACAGTTCCAGCATTACCACTAATATTAGTTTGGTCTCCTGTATTTGTTCCAGATAAATTTGAACCTGTAACAGTACCTGATGCTGAAATATTTCCAGTAACTACATTAAAGTTTCCACTCTTAGTAAACTCATATCGTCTAGTCCAGTTATTTGTTGTATGACCTGGACCAAAATAATATTGCATATCTCCATTAGAATCCATATGGATTAAGTAATGTGTATCTCCATTACTACCTCTAAATGTCATTGATGGGTGTGTACCAATAATAGTAAGAGCTGATGTATAAGGACTTACAGCCCAGTTAGTAGCTAATGTAAGATACCCATTTATAGTAGAAGATCCAGTTACCGTTCCTGCACTAGTTGCAGTAGCAGCATTACCAGAAATACTACCTGAAGATGTTATATATCCAGGTCCATTACTAAGTTGATTTAAATTAGTCAAGTTACCACTATGCCAGTTTGTACTACCAGCAATTGATATATTATGTTCAAAGTACCATCCATTATAAGGTGAGTTATGGGCAAACACTCTACTAGTAAGACCTAAATCATTACGTACTAAAGCAATATGCCAAGGAGAACCATTAGCTGTTGTTAAAGCAAGAGGTTGAGCACCTCCACCGTTAATAGTTATTGGACTTGAAGTTGTAGCTCCCCTACCAGTTACTGAAGAAAGAGTATCTGTTTCAGAATATCCTGTTATATATCCAGCACCATTTGTTAGTTGATTATTATTTGTAGGAATAGTAGCTGAACTATAAGCTAAAGAACCAAGACCTAACCATGCTTGTACTCCGGCAACAGGAAATTTATAAGCATATCCATTAGAATAAACTCCTAATAAAGTAGTTGGAGTAAATTGTTCTCCAGTTCCTACATACATTGTACCTAATGTAAAAGATGTTCCAAATGCATATCCACTTGTAGGAACACCACCTAAACCAGATAAAGTTTGGTCTCCTGTGTTAGTACCACTAGATGAACCACTAAAGTTTGCAGCAGAAAAATTACCACTTATACTTGTCCCACCTCCATTTGAGTTATGACTAAATGTAGTAGTACCTGATCTGTTAATAATTACAAATCCAGGATGAGAAGGATCTCCTGAGTAATTTCTATACCATATAAATTCAGCAGAACCTCCACCACCTTTCATACGGAAGGTGTCACCGTTAGCAATTATATCACTTGTGGTATTTATTGTTAAAGGTCCTGATACAGTACCACCAGATAGTGGTAAATAAGAACTTAATGCAGCTGATGTAATATAACCAGATGGATTAGAAGAATTATATGGAGTGTAACCAAGAGCTGTAGTAACTTGAGAAGATGTTATTCCTGTTAAATAACCAACAGAAGCATGATTACCCCAGCCGTATGCTGTATCCCAGTTAGATTTATTATAACCGGTAATAGCGTTAGCTCCGTTGAAAAAGTTTTGGATCTGTGCGTCTGTATAAGCATTTGTTATACCGTAGCCAGATATAGTTGTAGGCGTACCTGTAATCTTACCCCATCCTAAAGCTGTGATCCATGATGGATTAGAATATGATCCAGTAAGAGATACGTAAGTTGAAGCTGCAGCACCTGTTGTTAAGTATGTAGAGTTGTCATAGCTTACAGTAGTTCCTGTTACTTTTACAAAACCAGTACCGTTAAGCTGAGCTTGTTTGGTACCAATAGATGCAGCAATAGTTGTTGCAAAATTTGGGTCATCACCAAGAGCTGCAGCAAGTTCGTTAAGTGTATCAAGAGTTCCAGGTGCTGCATCTACAAGATTATTAATCTGTGTAGTTACATAACTAGTAGTAGCATAACCAGCTCCATTATCAAGCTGGTTGTTATTTGTAATAGTATTAACAATATTAAGATTACCGCTAACTACACTAAGACTTATACCTGCTCCGGCTGTAGCAGTGAGTATACCGGTATTAACAATGTTTAGATTCTGACCTACTGTAGTTACGCTGATACCTGCTCCGGATGACGCTGTCAATAGACCGGTGTTAACGATATTCAGATTCTGGTTTACTGTAGTTACACTAATACCCAATCCAGAAGTGGCGGTAAGCAGACCAGTGTTTACAATGTTCAGGTTCTGATTGACTGTAGTTACGCTGATACCGACCCCTGAGCTAGCGGTAAGTAAACCTGTATTGACAATGTTGAGGTTCTGGTTAACCGTGGTAACGGATATACCAGCACCTGCTGTACCTGTTAACAAACCGGTGTTTACTATATTTAAATTCTGATTAACAACACTTACGGATATACCTAAACCTGCAGAAGCTGTTAAAACACCTGTATCAATAGACCAAGAACGGTTGCTAGATAAATCATATGAAGTACCGTTAATAGTTATAGATCTACTAGTAGGCACTAAAGAATTACCAGTAGTGGTTACCAAACTTCTTACCCATGCAGTAGAAGGAACCTTACCACTGTTATCTTCTGCTCCGGGAACTATACCCAAAGTAAGACTAGCTGGTAACACAACGTGTCCATCTGCGTCATACTGAAATATATTGAGTATATGGGAGGTCTTCCTTTGTTTGTTCATAACCTACTATTATCTATTTATAAGTTGTTTTACTAAATCTTTAAGTTCTTCTATTTCTGTCTTTTGAGACTCTATCTGAGATTGTTGTTCTTTTACTGCTTCAATAAGTAAAGCTGAAAGGTTGCCATAAGCTACTGAATAATGTCCTCTGTCATCTTCAGATACAACTTCGGGTAATATAGCTAATACTTCCTGTGCAATAACTCCAGCATGACGTTTGTTAACATCTGGTATATCGTTACGAGTAAATGTTACTCCTCGTATAGCTTTTACTTTTTCTACAGCATCTTCAATTATTTCTACATTATCTTTAACTCGTGAGTCTGAATATGCTGTAATATCTTGATAACAAAAGAAAGGGTTAGTAGATACTACAGTACTACATCCAAGATTAAGAGCATAATCATGCCCACCACTATTACCATTTCCTAATATTACTTTACCACTACTCCAACCAACAAATATAGAAGTACAAGACCCCCATGCTGTATAAGCATCAATATGTCTATTAATGTTAAGTTGTGTAGTAACTGTTGTTGTACCACCACTTCCACCTAAAGTAACATTACCTGCTTTAGTAAGTCTAATAATATTATCTACTTGACTACCCCCATTATTAGCTCCAAATACTAAATCATCTGTTGCATCTAATGCTGTATAACCAACATACCAGTTACCATCATTTCCTCCTCTTTCTCTTCTCCATCTTAATCCAGCCCAAGTATTTGTACTTGTAACAATAAATGATAAACCTTCTGCCCAAGATTCTGAAGTTGGTATTATAACCATATTATCACTAAAATATGATCTACCAAAAACCTGTAAAGGTCTACTTGGGGAAAGTATTGTAGGAAATGTTCCCAAGTTACCAATACCCACACCAGTTTCTGTTATTCTCATAACAGTTTTACCTAAATAACCTCCAATACCATTATGAGGATTATAGTTACTGTTACCGTAAGCAGTATTAGACATACCAAAGTCTAGTCTACTACCATTACCAGATGATCCAATTACCCATTGTCTTTGGTCTAATCCATTGTGTGCAAACTGAATAGTAGGACCATGAGCAGCATTAGAAGTTTCTGTGTGATCTAATACTAATGCAGGATATGCTCCTCTAGCATACATTATAGGACGTCTATTAGCATCAATTAATGTATATGGAGTTTGTATATCATTATTTGAAACAATAAATCTAGTTCCATTTGTACCGTCCCATCTAAAACCACCTATAGCTGTATCATTAGATACAAAGTTTATATTACCTGAAGAAGTAGACATTGTTAATGTACTACTAGCAAATACACCACCTCTATCCCAAGCAGCTCCAAGTCTAACTTCTCCAGAATAAGATTCTGGATTATTTATAACTAAGTTTCTAGTACCACTTAAAAAAGGAATATTATTTGTTGAAGTACCAATAGATCTATTATCAACTGTATTTGCATTAGCTACTGACTGAGAACCAATATTTCCACTATGTATGATATTTCTCCAAGTATACCAAGTTCCAGCATAACCTGCTCTCCATCTTAATGTAGAACTATCATAATAATCACCCTGAATTTGCCACATGGTATCTCCACCACCTAAGTGTAATACAGGAGCATAACTTAAATTACCACCAGAACCATTTTCATTTCTGTATACAGCAGAACTTCCATTATTTACATTTACAGAACCATTTCCTAAACTTTGTAAACTTAATGCTCCAGAAAAATTTGCATAGTTTACTGATTGAGAACCAATACTTCCTGAATGTATTAATGTTCTTATAGTACCATTATCAAAAAAAGTACCATTAGCGTAAATATAATATGTACCTCCAACTGGTGACCCTATATATGTACCATAACTACCATTATATCCAAAAGCATCAGTCATTGCACCATGTGAAAACATAGTACCACTACTTAAGCTAGAATAAAATCTTGGAGCACGCATGTCTCCAGCTGCAAATATTGTACTAGCTGACCAAATATAACCAGTATAATTTGATAACATCCACTGAGCAACTGCTGACGTAGCTCCTACAAAATTAGTGGTAGACACTCCGTTTCCACTTGCGTTAACAGCAGACATACCAAAAGTCTCAGCTCCTACAGTTGTATATCCTCCAAAAGTGTGATGACCAGAGGGAGCATTCTTCCAATATATACCCCAGTTAGCAGCATTCTCTTGGAATATCCATGCATCAACTTCAGATACAGCATGTTTTAATAATATAGAACCACCTGGTGCAGTAAAAGTTATTCCTCCACTCATTGTACCACCTGAAAGTGGCAAAGCATATGAAGAATAATTACTTGCATGCAATACTGTATTACCGTTCACTGTCAACGCAGAAGAAGTAAGTTGCATACGTGTTGTGTATGTAACACCATCTTGACCTGCTGTCTGCCATCTAAAACCTTCATTTTCGTGGCCTTTAAACATCATCCAATAACCTTCAACGTTTATTCGTTTTGAGGTATCTCCAAAAATAACAGAAGTTGAGTTACCAGCTCCAGTCATTGTCAGGTTACCACTCAATGAAATTGCAGTAGAAGTACTAGCTCCACGACCTGTGACACTAGCAAGCGTGTCTGTTTCAGTGTATCCTGTTATGTAACCAGGTCCATTAGAAAGTTGATTTAAGTTAGTAAGATTATTACTTGTCCAAATTCTTTCCCAAGGATGCCATGTACCGCCCTGGTTTGGTCTCCACCATAAATAACCTGGTACATCTCCCAAATACATCTGGACTGTTCTGTTATCAGATGCCATGTTAAAACTAAGCACGTGTGAATAGTTTCCAGAAACTGGAGCATTAACCCAAACACCTGTGCTAAAACGAATAGTTGCATGCTGACCACTTATGTTTAAGTCATGAGCACCAGAATCACCATAAACTGGTCTAAGAGCATTAGTTTGAGTAATATATCCAGGTCCGTTACTAAGTTGGTTTAGATTAGTTAATGTACTAGATGTCCAAACTTGACCATTTTCCCAGTAAAGAATACCATTAGTTCTCATTTCTAAGAACTTACCTACTACACCACTAATGTGAAATGCTATACCTGTTGTAGTGTTTCCATAAGATTCAGTCCAAAGTGCAGCTGTAGTATAATCATTATCAGTTTGATTTTTTCTAGCTTGTAATCCACCAGTAAAAATTGAGTTAGTAGATGTACTAGCACCACGTGCAGTAACTGTAGCAAGAGTGTCAGTCTCAGTATAACCAGTAATAAATGCAGGAGCTCCTGTAATTTTTGACCATGCTAAAGCTGTAATCCAAGAAGGGTTTGAGTATGTACTAGTAGTATATACTAAACTATCTGTAATACCGTATCCAGCAATAGTAGTAGGTTTTGCAGATACGTTTGCAAAAGAAATACCTGTTATATAACCATTAGGGTTTGAAGCTAAGTAATAAGTTGAGTTATCATAACTCACTGTAGTACCACTTACTTTTACAAAGCCTGTACCATTAAGTTGTGGTTGTCCCCCCAATCCTGATAAAGTGTATACAGGAAGTGTTTGCCATGTCTTGTCTCCTCTCCAGTACTGACTAGTCGTACCAGCAGTAATAATAGGTTCTTTTGTACCTATACTTGCGGCTACTGTAGTAGCAAAGTTAGGATCGTCTCCAAGGGCAGCTGCTAACTCATTCAATGTATCTAATGTACCAGGAGCAGCATCTACTAAATTAGAAACAGCTGTGTTTACATAAGATTGAGTAGCGTAAGAATTGTTTGTAAGATAAGTTCCTACACGTGCATCCGTGTAATATAAGTTAGTACCTTCTACAATGTTTGTAGTTGATGCAGCAACCTTAGTCCATAGACCTGTAGATGCTACATATTTAATCATATCTCCATCTGATGGATTCTTTACAGAAAGATCGTGAAGTTCATCTAACTCAAAACCATTCTGTACTTTTACAAAAATCTCACCGTTATTAGAATTTGCTCTAGTTACTATACCAATAAATACTAAATGAGCAGGTGCAGAAGGTTTATTAAGTAATCCATAAATAAGATTGCCATCTGTTCCTAACCATACAGGATCTCCTGCATTTGCTGAAGCTGTATTTAATCCAGCTAGTAAACCTTCAGTAACTACATTTGCAAAACCATTTATAGAAACACTAGCATCTAAAAGACCCATTGTCTTACTAGATGTCATTTCTGCAGCATTAGATGCTTTAGAAACAATCATATTTGTACCATCAGCAGATGATACATATACAGCTTGACCTTTAGTAATTACTTGAGCAGATTTTACTTGATGCTTTACTTGGCTTACATAAGTAACAATATCTTGAGTGCTTAGTACACCAGTAGAACTGGCTACAACCATTCTAGTTCCTGTACCAATTAAACTACCAACAAGAAGATTACCCCCTGCTGCGTTTAATCTAATTGTAGTGCTGCCAGTTATAGAAGCACCATAGTAACCTTGTATATCTACATAAGAGTCACCAAATGTACCACCTACAGTATGAATAACAAATGCATTGTTACCACCACCTGCAGGATCAGAGTTAATTAATGTAATGTTTGCAGTTTTACCTACGTTTTTAACAAGTAAAGCTCCGTTAACATCTAAACTATAAAAAGAACTATTATAAGGTGATGAGGTATTAATTCCTATTCCAAAACCATTGTCATAGATTAAACTATTAGCAATAGTTGTACTATTTGTAAACTTAGAAACATATCCTGTTGTACCACTTCCACCAATACCACCTAAGCCGGCTAAAGTATATGTAGGTACATTTAATACACCTGTACTAGAACTATATGAAGAAGCTCCAGATGATCCATTAACGGTTAGTGTAATAGCTGCTCTTGCACGAGCATTTGTATAATATAAGTTTACAACTCCTTCAGGAAGTTGATCAGTAGTAGTAGATGTTCCTTGATAAACAGGACTAACTACAATTACATCTATAATATCCCCAGTTGCTGCAGCTTCGTTTAATGTAAATGTACTACCGTTAGTTGCTGTACTTTGATTAGGAGATAAGTATACACCATTTAAGAATATATCAATAAGTCCTGGTGCATAACCATTTGTTACAGTGAATACAGTTTGTCCTTCTGTAACAACAAATGTTTGTGTAGACTTAATAGAACTAGCACTAGCACCAGTTACTGATAGTATTCCTGTGCCTGAATCTATTGACAGACCAGTACCAACTTTAATACCTCCAAGTATACTTGCAGAGGCAATAGGTAAGCTGTAGGGTTGAACAAAAGTTCTAACCCATGCAGTGGTTGCTAACTTAGTAGAATTATCATTAGCAGCAGGGGTCTGACCAGTAGCAGTATTGTTAAGTGTAACTACACCATCTACTGTCAGACCAGCTTTAGCTAGTATGTCAGATAGAAATTTCATTCAGAGTTTATTATTTCTTGATGATTACACGGTATGCGTTAGCTGAAGGAGCCACTGCAAAACTTACAGTTACAGTAGAAGCATCTGTGATTACTACGTCAGTAATAACCTCTTCTAATGTAGCGTTGTCTTTAATCATCACGATTACATCAATAGTGTTCAAGCCGTGGGAAATAGCATAAGATGTGCCAGCTCCACCAATGTTTACAGCGTAACCACCAGTTCTGTTATCTAAATAAGTCTTTAATTTTAAAGGAGTAACGATTCTAGAATCATCTGTACCAGCTGTTAACTCAGCGTCAGTTGCAATTTCTGCAATACCTGTACGAGTTTCTGTAGCTGTACGAGAAGATAGACTTGCAGGAGTTACTGCTTTATTAGAATCTGTACCAGTTTGTGTCTCTGCATTTGTAGCAAGATATACAAGACCTAATACAGTTGTAGTAGCTTGATCTCTATTAACTTCTAACTGAATCCAGTCAGCAGCAGAAGATGTAGAAGCATTATTAACTTTAGCAACAACTACGTCACCAATATTAAATGCTACACCACCTGTAGTTCCTGCTACAGATACATACCAGTAATCACCAGCTTTTGTACCGGCAACTGGGCTTGATCCTACAGGAAATAAACCACTAGATGCGTCCCACGCTCCTTCTAAATTACCTAAACTACCTACGTTAGCATCAATATAAGTTTTGATTGCTGTAGATGTAGCAAGTGTAGTAGAGCTAGAGTTAGCCATATCTGTGATAATGGTAACCTCAGCTGGATTAGCAGTAGCTCCTGATACGTTACCAATTACTGTTAGATTAGCAACTTGTTGTAACTTATCAAAAGTTACAGCATTAGCGTTAATCTTTACAGTGGTAACTGCAGAGTTAGCTAACTTACCAGTAACAATACCAAGATCTTTAACTCTTAAACTATCAGAGTTAATCTCAATAGTAGCGTTATCTACGTTTACATCCAATGTAATTACATCTCCATTAGCAGATGTAGATGCTGTAAGACCAGCACCACCAAGAACGTCTTGGATATCTCCTGACATGTCTACCCATTGGGTACCATCCCAGAAGAACATTCTTAAAACTGAAGGAGTAGTGTCAAAATAGATTTGACCAACTACTGGGCTAGCGGGAGGGCCAACTTTATTGTGAACCGCTACGTTTAAAATCTGGTTTTGTGTGAGGTCCAGATTGGTTAAAAACTTTTTAGACATAGTATTTATATTATAATTAGTTCAAAAATGCTTTCCCACTGAATGGTGCAGAAAACTTTACTGTTAATGAATTAGAATTAATATGCTCTACTTCTCCAATTACTTCTTCATTACTAGAATCCACAATAGAAACAGATGGGTATTTATTTAAATTATGTGTAATGTTCCACGTGGAAGATGATACAGTTTGATTATGAATATGTGAGAACTTATAAGTGTCTTGTATAGAAAGGTTATCTCTATATGTCAGTGTTATAGTTCTGTTTTGATTATCAGCAGTAATATCAATAGCTACTACTGTTTTATTAAAAGCATCAGCTATTTGAGATATTTGATCTTGAGACACACTCATTTGGTCCCATTGATTACCATCCCAAGCATATAGTAGATGCAACGTTGTGTCATATACAACAAGACCTGCATCAGATGAATTATAACCAGAAGCTAATGCATTTCTTTCTGCAGTTGTTACAGGTTGTAACTTAGCATTAAGAATACTATTCTTGTTAAAATCATAGTCTACATATATCTTCTGTACTGCCATTATGATAAGTATGCTTTACCGGCTACTGCCTGATTAAAAGTTACTCTAACTGTATTGTTATCTAAATAATCCACAGCACCAACTATATCATTACCCAATAAGTCTTCTAATTTAACATTAGGTTTTAAACCCATACCGTGAACAATATTCCACACTGTTGCAGGAGTTTGTTGAGTAAACTCAAATGAACTATTATTATTGATGTTAATAGCCGGATTAAGATTAATTCTTGTAATACATCCACCTGTATTTACTTCAATAATGTTTTGATTATTTTGACCATAAGCAAAACCTACTCCTACTTGGTTAGGTGAATTTGGTGTACCACCTCTTAAATAACCAGCACCCCATAAATCTAAGCTTTGGTCAAATTGTACAGAAGTATCATTTCTATAACTAATGGGTAACCATGTAGTATAGTTAATGTTAGATTTGCATAATGCATCTTCATCTTCCAAATCTTGCCAATCAACAATATGCTTTCTCATAAAAGCTAAATCTTCACTAACACTTGGTTTACAAGCAGTAATACCATAACGAAGCTTACGATAAGTTTTATTAACTACATCAGCAAACTCTTTATAGTATTTTTCTTTTTTAGGAAGTAGCGTTCTCATTTTGTCCTAGACTATTTTGATTAATAATGTTTTGAGCTTTAATAAGTAAAAGCTCTTGTTCATACTTTACAGAACAACTAGTGCAAACTCGTTTACCGTCTGATGCTATTCTGTCTTGACAGCTACATGTAATTGCAGCTCCACAATTGTTACATATTCTCATATTTGTTTGGTTTTTGTTATAATACTAGCACGCACACTCTGTAGCGTACCTATTTAATCTTTTTTGTGCATAGATTAAAAGTTCCATTCCAGCTTGAGGTTCATGTCCATATTCCACTTTTGCTTTAGCTGCATCAATAAAACTTTTAATTAATCTAAGCTCTTCTAGTTTTTCTTTTATATCAGCACCTGGTTCACAACCAGACATTTCTAGATCACAAAGTAAGTTAAAATATTTATTAGTTGTTTGTGTTGTGCGTAAATGATTATATTCTACAAAAACATTTGTATTAGGACTAACAGAATAGTTAATAACATAAATACCATCAGGAAGAGGTTGAGAAGCATCTTGACAACTTGTACGTTGTAAACCTAAACTGCAGGCATTTAATACAATGTTAAAACCTTTCAGAATTTCTATAGCTACAGGTAGATTAAAACCTGGAGATGTAATCCTAAGAGTACCACAGTCTACAGCAAGATCTGGTGCGTATAAACTAGTATCAAATAGACGTAAAACCTTGATATTATTGGTATCAGGAAGCTCTAAACTTAGCTGATGTTTGCTTGCCATTGTTATAAACTTTAAATATTTAATAAACTTGAGAGTACAAGTTCTCAATAATAATATACCCATTTTTTCTGACTTCTCCAAAACAAAAAAGGGAGGGACCTAAGTCCGCTCCCTTTATGTTTAGATATTCAGATATCCTTATACAGTCTCAAGAGAAACTGCATTACCAGCCGCACTTGCACTAGATACAATGAAGTTAGTAATTGAAGTGGTTGCAGTACCAGTTGGTACGTGAACTACGATCAAATACTGATCATTGTCAAATGTACTAGTTGGGTTGTTAAAACGTGGTACGTTGTGTAAGATCAATACTTGATCGTACAAAGCAGCACGGTTAACAGTTGCCAAAGCTGGGTCAGCTTCAATCTCACGCATACGTAAGCTATCTACACGAGAGCTATCAGGATATGCATTTTGTAAGTAACGACCATCTAAGATCAACTCACGAAGTACAGTCTCACCAAGACCAGATACTTGTACAGGAGTCTGAGACTCAGATACAGTAAGACACTCTACTTTACATGGCTCACCAGACTCGTCAACTACAGAAGCGTAGATGAACAATGGTTCAAGACCATAAAAATCAGTAGGAGTGAAAGTACAGTTACCAAAAGTTGTGTCTACATAAGCAGCAATAATGTCCATGTGGCTATTTACAGCAGCTAAGCTAGAAGTAGCAGGAACATAAGTTGCAGATACAGCAGGATCAAAGATAGCTGCGTTAACGTTTGTAGAAGAAGTAGCAGCTTTGCTAAGAACTACGTTAGCGTTACCAGAAGAAGCTGAATCAGCAGCACCTACAGATACAATAACTGTATTAGCAGGAATACCAGCAGCTACCACCTTGTCACCAACTGTAAACTTAGTACGGTCAGCATTAGCTACAACAATTGTTGCAGAAGCAGCAGTTGGATCAATAGCTACGCTAGCGTGAGCTTCAACCCATACTTTAGCTTGTACAAACTCTTTTACTAAAGGCTCTTCGTTAATCTGATCTGCCCATTTCAACAACGCTACAGTGTGATCAATAGCAGCATTGTTTGCATCACAACATCCTGTGTATGCATCCAATGTTTGATACAACTGGTGGTTTAAGAAACGGAGAGCAGGAGAACCTTTAACGTCAAGACGTAGACGGATAGTGCTATCACAAGCAAGACCTGCACAAGCATTAGCTTCTACTTTGATGATTTGGTTTACAGCAGCCTTAGCAGAAACTTTGATCAAACGGCTGATGTACTTAGGGTTAATTACTTTAGACTTAACTGACTCTTTGTAGCCACCGTGAACGGGACCAATTTTGTCAGCAGCAAAGTAACTACCTTGAGCTAAAATAAAAGGAGCAGCTTGAGCAGTAACTGCAGCATACGTCTTGGCATCAAAGAAACCAATCTGTCCAGCAGTTAAAGCAGCAGTTGATCCAGAGCTAGCAAGTGTAGTGCTAGCAGGCAAGAAAGACTTGCGGAATGCATTTGGAAAATACATAGGGCTTTAAATTTAAGGGTTATAAATAAATAAAAACAAAATTTTAACTTAAAAACATTAATTTATACTTGGTTGAAGCTATCAAACTCTTCACCTCATCAAGTTGGTTTGTAACTTCTGAAAAAGGCATAAGCTTTTGTAGCTCGTTTACTTCTGTATATAATTCTTTCATATGACTAAGAGCTTCTTGTACAGATCCACACTTATAAGGTGTCACTGTAGGATACTCTAACAACTTCTCACGAGCACCTTGATACTGTTCAGCTACAGAGTCAATTAGTCCTGGTAGACCTTCATAAAACTCACCAAGAGCTTTATGTACTGATAAAGAACCAGGTCCTGTAATTTTCAGATGTAACTGATGCATACTTACAGTGAGAGCTTGTGCGTGAGCAATCATAGCTGCTGTTTCCATACATGGTCCCATTGGGCCGGGTCTTTGTAACTTCTGCATCATTAACTATTTCTTTGTGCGTTCTGTAGATCTCTCTGGTACTGATTTAAACTTTCTATATCACCTGCTAAAATAGCTGCAGCTTCGTCTACTAATATTTCACAAATGTCATCTTTCAATTCACATTCTACATTTGTAGTAAATGTCTGTCCAGTTGTAATATTGATACAACCTTGAATCTGAATATCTTTTGGTTTTCTGTAATAAACCAATCTTGGTTCCACTACACTAAACTTACCATTTGTGTATATTCTCACCTTGTCTCCTAAAATAGTACAGAAAGTTTCTGCCCATTCAAAAGACGGTGACTTAAAACTATCACCTAACAACATATCTACGTTTGCTTCTTCAGCTTGATAAATACTTGAAAAGGTTCTTGCTGGACAACAATCTGTCTTAGCTTTAGCACTAATTCTTACAAAGTGTAAATAATTAGCTGGTATTGTACTAGTCTCAAAGTATAAGTTGAATTCATTACCTTTTAAATCTACTTCATTAAGAAGAATTTGCAGGTCATCAACAACAGTAACACTTTGTTCAGAAGACTCTCTTAACGCATTAAGACCATGGAGACGTCTACGTACCCATTCCAACTGAGCTTTATTAAATGCTTCTTGGATCATCCAACATTCAATGTTGTCATAATCAAAGCTAGCTAGTTTATTTAGCCTTTGTTTTATCTTAATTTGTAAAAGATTGTTGTTCATATACTATTTTACTGATTCCAGTACTTTTCTACTTTCTTAGTCAAATCTACCAAGATCTCTTCATTCAAAGGATTCTTAAGATATTCTACAATATCAGCTGGAGTTCTACCTAACATTGTGCTAGTTTGCATATGATAAATAAATCCGTCAGCTTTAGTAGCAATAAACTTAAAGTAATTACTATCTTTTACAATTGCTCTAATCTTTAATGTTTCCATATCTAGATTAGCAGCATCTAAGAATCTTTGTGCAGTTTTACGCTTATCCTTCTCTACAAGATCACCGTTAATAAATTTGTCCATGTTATCATAAACAACGTCATTAGGTGTTGACTTCTTGTACTGAGCACTGTTAGGATCTAGCACTTTAGCTACATAAAGTAACTTATTCTGGTTCTTGTCAAATAACTTCTGAAGTTCTGCAAGAGCTTTGTTACGAAGCTTCTTAACCTCAGTTTGTATAGATGCAGTTTCTTCTAGTTTATCTAGGTAGAACTTAGGAGGAACTGGCATTCTGCGTGCTTCTTCTAAGCTTTTAGCTACGATTGAAAAACCTCCTGCTTCAATAGCATACAATCTAATTAGATCATATGGGTCTTTATCAGGTTCAAGATAAAGAGGTTCGTTACCACATCTCACTTTAATTCTATCCCAGAAATCGTTATTATCTGGTTTAAGTAATTTTAACTTGTTCCAAAACTGCTCATCTGTAGGATCTACTACGTTTGATGCTAGTTCTTTTTCAAGTTGAGCTACGACTGCACGAATCTGCTTAATCTTAGCTTCTTGTTCATCCATTGGTAGATCTTTAATCTCAGGAGCATACTCGTTTAAACCTGTAAGGTATCTTTTGATACCATTAATTTCTAAACAAGCTATTGGTTCCTCGTGGAACGCTCCGTCAAAAAGACTTAGTCCATATTTCTGTAAACCCATGTTATCTACAACAGGATCAAAGAATGGACGGATAGCAATACTTGAACGTTTGTTCTGTGGATACTTCTCCACCATTGTCAAATTACTCATGTTTGGTTTGTTTGGTTTTTACTATAACGGGTTACAACATGTAACCTTTTATATTTTGAACCTATTAGGAGTTGCAAGCTCCCCATGTGATCATCATGGTATGCGTACAATAGGTGGCCTGCAGATACTATCTACAGGGAGGGTTGTTGTATCCTTAGCAGGGGATTTTAACCCCCTGCTTTAGATACTATTTTTTAGAATGATCCGCCAGTAACTGGGTTTCTCATAACAATCTTCAACACCTTGGTTGGGTCTTTAACCCAGATAGCAGGCATTGTTTGTGTCATGAATACACGGTAACCGTTGAAGTTTCCAGAAGACTGGAAGCCTTGTGTACGACCCATGTAGTCCATTGTACCGTTTTGGTAGAACCACTTCAATTGATTATCCCAAGATAACTTCAACAAGAAGATGTTGTCGTTAGTGTTCTCTGTGATATCAAAGATAATAAAATTATAAGAACTTAGAGGGAAACCATCAATAATTGGATTCTCAATGTCATTAGTGTGGATGTTATCAAACGCTGGGTTCAATACAAACTTAACGTTAGCCAAGAACGGAATAACGTATTGAGTGTATGCAAAACCAAAGTTTAGATCCATACCTTTACCAGTGATAGCTCCTACCTCTGATGCATTAATTACCAAGCCAGAGTTGATAGCTTCTTTCTTAATAGCTTCGTTAACAAGTTTCATACCACCCAAACCAGTCTGAACGATCAACTGACGCTTAGGATCTGGTCCTTGGAACTCAACCTTACCGTTAAAGAAGTTAAAGATTTCAGATTTAAACAAATCTAGGTTAAATGAACCTTTGTTGTAGATACGCTTGAAAGAGTTATCTAACTGCTTCCAAAGACCTACAGAAAGACGGATGTCATCTGGACCATCTTGCTTAACCTTACCACCTTGACCCCACATTAGGTAAGTCTCAATGTCGTTAGCAATCTTAGTCAAATGAGCAGCTTCTAAAGAAGTCAAGAATGTACGAGTCAACTGACCAGACTGGTAAGCTTTCTTTACATAATCTTTACCCATTTTAGACGCCATGTCTTCTAGGTTAGAAACAGAAGGATCTACACTCTTGTCAAAGTTTCTCCAAAGTTCAACTACAGGAACTGTACCGTCTGCTTTCATACCACCTTTCATCATCAAGTCAGCACGAGAGCTAACAGAATAATGAACGTGAGCTTCAGCACCACCTACATAGTTGTAGAATTCACGGAAACCTGCGTTAACGTTACCGATGTCAGAGAATCTTTCACCGTATTCACCACGAGCAGAACCTTTACGGAACACTTTAGTACCAACTTTAAGATACTTGTTATCCAAGAACTTAGCGTTGTCATTGTTCACCAACTGAACTGTGTAGATGAAACCATCACCTGCTGGGATGATATCGTCAGCAGTAATGTACATTTCAACACCGTTGTATTTGTCATAAGTGATGATATCACCATGTCCAAAAGAACGCTTGTTTACTTTGATTTTGAATGCTTGACCATCAATACCTTTAGTGGCATTAGCTGATTCTACATCCTCTGTAATGTATGGAAGATCCTGAGTTACCGGAATCTGCCATTTGTACTCACCACGATTGTTATCTACAGAGATAACATTCTTACCACCGAAGCTAGACATCTGGTACAAAGGCATTTCTACTTTTTGTGCCATAGCCCATAAGTCTACAGGACCTAAGTCTGTAGGCTCAGCTGACTTCAGTAAGTTTGATAGGTGATACGAGTCTACGTGTGAACTAGTTTGATAACTGGTATCACGTAGAAATATACCATTGTTCAAAACTGGAGTTGCCATAAGGCTTTAAAATTTAAGGGTTAATAAATTATTTAAGGGTTAATATCATCTTTTAAATATGTTAGCAGGTCTAACTAACTTTCTAGATCTTGGTTCATCATCATCTTGATAAGTAGATGTGTTCTTTCTAGATTGTTCAGTTTTTAACTGTCTAACTGTTTGCTCAACTGCTTGATTCTTACCCTGTTTAGTCAACGTTTGACGGTATTCTTCAGGATTAGATAACAACCAAAGAGCTTCTGCAATCAATGGATAGTTTGGTTCTACAAACTGGTACTTCTCTAAAAGGTGTCCTAACAAGTTAGTTGGACGTCCACTGATAGATGGGTACTGAGGTTGAACTAAACCGCTATATAATTGAGCTTGTGTCTTCTTATCTAGCTTTAATCCGTTAATCTCAGCAGGTCTAAGAGCTTCAAATACATTCTGCATGTATGCTTCAGCAGCTTGTTCCTGTTGTACTTTTCTAGCTTCTTGTTCAGCAATCTGACTCTGTACAATTTCTTCTTGCATAGAATCAAGCTTCGGCTTGAACTGTTTAGCTTTCTTTTCTAACACACCTAGATCTTTCCAGGTAGTTAATTCTTCTTCAATTTCTTCTTCATTACCGAAGTTGGTAGCTTGTAAGTATGATCTTACAATACCTTCTTGATCATTCTCATCTCTAGGATCTAAAGCCCTCACTTGCTCTACTTGAGCTAAAGCTTGGAATAAACCTCTAAGATCTTGACCACCGTCCATTACATACTTTGCAGCATATTGTAACTCATCCGGTAATGCTTCAAAGAACTCTTTTGGAGTTTTAGCTGCCACCTCAGACTTCATGTTGTCTACGTTGGCTTGCCACAACTCTTCTATATCTTTCTCTCCAAGTGTACTTAAGTACTCATCTAGAGATTGTTTACTTTCGTCATAGTCATCAAAGGCAAACATTTCCTTTGACTCTATACGTTTTTTAAGAAACTCTACTAATCCAGACTTTTCTGTCTTAGGTCTTCCTCCTTTTCCTTTAGATGTAAAGTCTTCATCAGAATCATCACTATCTAAACTGTTAAGAAGATTATCTGTTTCTTCTTTACTAACGGTCTTTGTTCCACGTGGAACGTCATCACCGTCTTTTCCTTCATCTGTGGAATCATCTTCATCTTCTTCATCTAGAAAATTTAGATCCACTTTTCCTTGACTAAAGATGTTAGGTTTAGGACTTTCTTTTTTCCCATCAACTGGAGTAACAATACTCTCAGCTCCTGGGGCTCCTAACCAACTATCAATGTCAAGATCTACTTGCTGCACAGATGTCTGCACATTGGTTTGATTATCAGTCATGTTTTGTTTGGTTTTATGTGTATCTCTACATTAAAAATATACAACTTTAAATCTTATAAATTTACTTATTTTAAAATATTTGTATCTAAGGTGTGGATAATAGAGCTATAATTATTTCTTCCCTCCCCGAACATCATATTTATTTTTGTTTTCTCTAGCAATTTGAAGTTGTTTATCTGCTATTTCTTTCTGAGCTTGTATCTTTTCACGATCAATATTCATCTTTTGCTGATTAGCACCGTTCTTATTAATCTCTTGTTCACGTTTAAAGTTCATGGTGTCTTGATAGTTATCCTGCTTTTGGATGTTAGCCATAGCATCTTGATAATCAGACATCTGGTTTTGATTAATATCTGCACTAGCTCCATAACCAGCAGCTCTAATTTCTGCCACTGTAAGCTGAGTTTGTCTATCAAGATCAGCTTGCTCAGCTCTAAACTGAAGATCCATCTGCTTCTGACGCTCTTGACTCTCAAGCATTTCTTGCTGCATCTGCTGCTGTTGTTGCATCTCAGCTTGTTTCTGAGCATTAGTCTTTTCTTCAGCCGATTTAAGTACACTTGTAAGTTCTGCAATAGACTCAGACTTAATCACATTACCTAAATCATAGATAGATGCACCCATAGTATTATTACTGATAGCTAATTGTTTTAGCTGTTCCATAATAGCACGAGAGTTAGTCTTAGTTGTACAGAAAATATTTAGATCACGCATTAAAAAATCTGTGCCATTCATCTCAAAGTTAATCTTCTCATCTGCACCAGTAATATACTGTAAACGAATATTAGGTTTAGTAGCATGGTAGTATTGAGCCAAATCAGTTCTCATTTGGTGAACTCTTGGCATCAAGTTATCTGAGTGTTGAATAAAATACTGCTCTGTCTGTGCATAAGAAGCGTTCATAGCTTGCTCTACACCAGTAGCAGTTTGCTGAGCAATAGTCTGACCCATACGTTGTGGGTTAAGACCAATAGTCTCAAACGCTTGGTTCTTAAAGTAGCCAGCTAAGTTAACTCTAGATAGTAAACGATTAGTTTGTTCTAGGTTTAACACTTGATAATGTTGGAAGTTAAGAGCATTCTCAGTGTTAGTAATACTTGTATCAAGCGGTAACATCTGGAAGTTTTTCATAGCCACATAGGCTTTAGCCAGATTATTTTTACCCCAGTCTTCTCCCATAGAGTGACGTGGCAAAGAGTTCTGGTCTAACATAATAACCGTACCCAGTTCATCAACCAAGATGTCTGCAATTTGGTTATTTACAATGTTATAGCCTATCTGGTATGGCTTCATAAGATCTACTAGTGAAATACTGCGAGTGTTTCTATCACCAAATACAGCACCTTCCACTGGTAACTTACAACCATAGAGTGTAGTGTCTCCTTTAAACTGGAATGGAATACGTCCTGGTTTACCTCCGTTAAGACCAAGATAAACAGGATTAATACCTCCTGGATTATTCATACCCCAAAAAGCAGGTCTGTTTGGTCCAATCTTAATACCACCCCAGGTTTCGTTAATCCATATCCAATCAATATGTTCACCAAAGATTAAGTTGTCTTTGGTCTTATCTTTATAAATTGTAGTGTTATACATTGGTTTATCTGTAACCTTATAGTCTTCAGATATAACCTCTTGTATAGTTTCTCCCTCTTCTGTAATCTTAGTTAAGTGACCCACCTTACGCTGTGACTTCCAATAGATTGTAGATACACGTAGTAAGTGACCTTTACCAAAGTCTACAGTGTCTTCAGAATCTGATAATATCCACTCTACAATATCACCTGTACCAAACTTAGTGTCATATAAAGAAGTAAATTGTCTATATGCAAGACTTGGCATCTGAGTATTCCACTCATGAGATCTTGTAGGATCGTAATATGTACCGTCATTCTGGTATCCTTGTACAGCGTAACCGGCAGAACGAACTGGATAGATGGCTTCTAAAGCCTCCAATTGTTCTTGGTTCATCATCCATCCATACTTGTCAATAACGTCTGATACAGACATCATATCCATCTTTCCTACCCAGTTTCCTTGAGAGATGTAACGGATATCTGGAGACTTATGATAGAATGTAAGAAGAGGGTTCCAAAGTTCTAGCTCATAATCATCTTCTTTCATGTTAAAATGCCAGAACTCACGGTCTGTAATAAGCATATCTCTAAATGCACGCTCTTCAAGCTCTTGCATTTTAAAACGTTCTTCATCTACAGCCATTTGGTGGGTAGCCCACTCTTCAATCATAGAACGGTAGTCCTTCTTAAAAAAAGATTCAATCTCAGGTAGAGTTTTAAGAGTCTCTGGAGCCATAGCTTGCTGAGCTTCTTCTGATTGAAAGTCAACACCTTGCTCCATCATTTGAGTCATCATCTTCATTTGAGCTTGTTGAACCAATACGTCCTCTACCATTTGACGCTTAGCTTCTAACATTTCGTTGTATGAAATGTCATCAACAGCTCTAAACATAATTCTAGAACTACGTTTAGAAAATTCATTACACAATACATTCACTACATTAGGAATGATTGGGTAAAACTTAAGTTCTAAAGCTGATTCGTCCTCTTTTGTAAGAGTATCAATCAAATCAGCCATCTCATTATCTTCTTCTACAATGTAATCAGTCTTATCAATAATACCCTTAGCTAGCTTGTAGTTCTTCATAAGTCTACGAGCATTACGTCTAAGTTGCTTCATGCCCTGAAACTCTAACCAATCTAGGTTCCAAGCTCTCCATTCCTCATCTTTCTCTTTCTCAGGTAAAAACTGGATAGGTTGGGTAAGTGTACCCATCTTGTTATAATCCGCTTTCTTACCAGCTTTTAGGTCTAGAGCATTGTATATTTGCATGATATTTAATTATTTAAGTCTGCTGATTCCTCAGCGGTATTATTAATAGTAGAGCTGCCTGACATAGAAATAAAAGAAGGTGGTGTAACGTAGGTGGTGCTAGTACTAGTGCCTGTACTCCAAGTTCCAAGTGGAGGATAGCTTCCAACTGTTAAGGTGCCATATCCACTTGTTCCAACAGATATAGACTTTTCTTCTTTATCTTCTTCCTTTAAAAGCAGTAGTGCCTCTTCCAAAGTGAGAGAGGTTTCCTTAATTAGTCTAGAAAGAATAGCAACCTTCTGTACGTGAAGGCTTTCTGAATTGTTTTCCATATGTTATCTCATATTTTTAAAAGCGTTTCTAGGGGGACGATTGTTACCAGAATTAGCTTTAGAACCACCAATATGTCTAAAGGGGCTCCAATTTAATTTACTAAATTTCTGGGAGTTATCCAAGTTTTCTTTTGTAACTTCTACACGTTTAGACACTCCACGGTTAGATTGTTGCACCTTTGCAAAGGCTATAAGAGCACAAAAAGTTACAAGTCTATCCACGTTTAGTCCATCTCTGTAAGCCTGCATCTCTTTAAGTAACATAATATCTGGTATGCGTTCTACACCATAAATGGTTTTTACTATCTCACCATCTGGTTTGGTCTCATGATCTATCTCTTCTTTAAGATATTCTATACCATATGAAAGCACTGTTCCTTTAAAAAGTGTACCAACGTTCTTCCAACCATACTCTTGGAACACGTTACGGTTGGCACCAATATCTTTTAGGAACAAGATCATGTCTTTTGGTACTAAGTAACGCTGCTTCTTCTTGGATATCATATACTGTATAAACAAAGCTACGTTATTTTCCACTACCGTCCATGCGTTATACCACTCTATGAGAATCTCAAGACGCTCATGAGTTTTGTTAAGATCATCAAAACGTCCACACCATGAAGCTACGATACCATCACGTTCTAAAGTGCTAGTTACCTTTCCATTACCGTCATCCTTAATAACTTCTACAGGATTCTTATACACGTATATAGAACATAATGATTCTGATGTAGTAGTCTTTCCTTCACCAACTGGATCCACAGAAGCATAGTACATCCCAAATGGTGGATTCTTAGCTGGACGTTCATAAATACAGATCACTCCCTCTTTGTCTTCTGTCTTCTTAGATATTGGAAAATCCATAATAGGAATTTTTCTAGACGGTTTGTCTACAATCTTTCCTTCTGCATCTCTAGATAATTCCAAATATTCTACTGAATACTCTTTATCCTGAATACGTTGCATTTGTTTAGCTACCAAGTGTGGAGGGAACACACTCACCTTACGGGTAGCAAAAGCTTCTTCAATATTACGTGGTTGCTGAGAAACTGTCAATTGATAAGCTGCCGGATCTAGCTCTTTTTTCATTCTAGTAAACTCTGTCTCCAAAGCTTCTAGAGCTTCTTCTACCTTAGAGTTGCCGTATTGGTCAATATAAGGGGGCATAGACCACTGTTCAGGAATAAATAGACCTGTAACACCAATTGTTCCTTCCTTGTCTATAAGGGTCGATTCTACCCCATAAAAGCCATTCTCTTCTGGATGTAGGATGTATTCCTTCATTGGTTCACACTGATCAAGATCACCGACTGATCCAGCAGCTATAAACTGACCTGTAATGATATGACCAGATTTTAAGGCAGGTTTCATGAAACCATAAGTATCATCCATCTTAGGAGCAATACCTGCTTCCTCGTGAAAAAAATACGTTACAGGTCCACCGACACCATGTGTAGGATCTTTCTCAAATGAGTAGAGATTGATCGTAGATTTCAAACCTTTATAACTATCACGACCACCTATTCTCACTTTAATCTGTTGGTTCCACGCCCCCACCTTATCTGGTTCTGCCGGTCTATACCAAGCAGTGTGTTCATTAAGAAAGTTACGGTATTCATTAAGAAACTTCCATGATCCTTTCTCGTTAATATAGTCTTTTAAACTTGCTCCAATCTTTAATACAGCACCAGGTTCAAATACCCACTGGTTAATTAGTTTAGCCATATGGAAATAAGAGGAGGCTATCTGACGTTTCTTTAGAATAATAGCATGCTTCCAATGCAGCTCAGCTAGATGTTCATATAGAGCCATATGATACTGAGCGTCCCTTATCTTAGCAAAGTCAAACCTCTTTTCTTCTTTATCGTAGATTGGTAAAAAGTTTAACCACATGTAGTAGTCTCTACTAACATACCATTTATGTTCACCGTCTTTTACAATAATACCGTTACGACATTTATTTTTCTGATCATCCCAATATGCAATAAAATCTTTGGTTTTTACAGGAGCTGCACAATAAAATCCTTGTTTCTGAAACTTGCGTCCTTCTTCATTAAAGATCTTACTAGTCTCATTAAACTCATACTTACCTGGTTCTTTAAAAATAGATAATAAGAAATCCCTAAATTCTTCTCTTGTATAGAATGTAGTTACACCCCATACACCATTCTCATATGTAGGTACTTCTTTAAACATTATTTCTGTTCGTCAGTATTGGTGAATTTATGTACAGCATCAATATCACCCTTAGCTCTATGCAATAAATACAAGAGTGTGTTAATTTCTTTGCTACGTAATATACCTTTTATTTCATAATTACTCCAATAAGCATTGTATAAGTTTCTTGGAATAGCATTCCATAGCTCAGTGTATGGATTAAAATGAAATATCCAATCATGCATGAATTCATGTTTTACATCTGGTACAGCTGCAAACTCTTTGATTTCATAATCTGTGTAAACTTCTTGTGACATAGTTTTAATGTTTAAATGTTTTAGGAAAGCAGAAGATGGGTGCGTGGACATCTGCTTTTACAACTGGCATTTCTAACCGATCACGTACAACCTTTTACAGCTTTGTAAGTACGCCATTCCAGTTAACCTAATATGCTGTAGAGGATGGAGTCGAACCACCAAGTGGACTTTAGGAACAGAACAGTGTGCTAGCTTGTGGTCAACCCGTTATTCTGTCTTTATCAGTTAGCTCCACACCCCCGAGACAGGAGGGCACGTTTGCCAATTTCGTCACTCTACAATTTATCTATTGATCATAAGCTAGATTCTGACCTCCTCTAACTTGTGATTGTTGCTCATCTTGTAAATCTCTATATGTAGCTTTAAAAGATTGTCTAATTTGATCAAACTTAGCAGCAGCATTTATAAGTGCTGTAATGTTACCATCTCTACCATGTTCAATCTCTGTGGTCTCCATGTATTTACCAAGTCTCTCCACCATGCTTTTCATACCCATGTAGGCACGATAAGTTGGTGTCTGATATAACTTCTCACAAAACTTAATTGCGTTGCTTATAACCTCATCATCTGTAGAAAAATCAGCATCTACCTCTGCAAGTATAAGTTCTTCTTTGTCTGCTTCTGGTACATCAAAGAATGGATTAAGATCTGGGTTAGGACATGTCATATAAAACACATATGCATACACCTTCATATAATCTAATGGGTATTCTAACATGATGTCACTTAATGACTTCAATGTGTGACAATGTTCACTTGGAACCACCTGTCCGTTCTGTATATCAAATAATCTAATCATTTTGTTCTTTTATATCGTAGTAGTAAGAATCACTATCTTCACTCACCCATCTGTCAGACATTGTTTCTACACTTGGCAACACTCTATCCACCTTTATTTCTTTTAGATCCATTGGAAAAGGTTTAGTTACCCAGTTAGAGTCCTTCCAGAATATTCTATTGTTTGGTTGGCACAGTAGATAACCATCATCAGCTACTAATATATGCCCACATTTGTAATCACTTGGTTCATCAGAATATGCATTGTTGTACCAATCCACTGTAAATAGATAAGTGGCCCACACCTTAGAACCATCCTTTAGAACCACTTGACATCTTCTTTCATATAAATACGTATATGTGATCACTGAAACATTCTCACTAAAACAGTCCCAAAGTTGTTTAAAATGAAATGGAATATCTTTAGTTGGTTCTGATAAAAATATCTCACTAAGTGGCACTCTACTTCTCATCATCCCGTAATCAGTCATAATATGGAATGTAAGAATCTTTCCAGCTACAGATTGAATACCAAATAAGTAAGCTTCATGAAACTTATCATGATCTTCTGGCTTATGAGTGAAGTGTGATAGTCTCACTAGACACTTCATATTGTCAATATTGTGGTTTAATACCATTAATGCTTTGGTTTTAATTTGCTTCTGTTATCTTCTAACCAATGTATTAAAGCAATAGCTTCTGATTTTAAATATGGAAGATCGTAAGGAATAATATCTTTTACAATAGGATCTCCATTTGAGTCTAAAGCAGTGATAGGATTACCAAATTTATCTGACCCAACTTGCTCAAACGTAATATGATGTATAGTGAGTGTACCTGGCTTAAGTCTTGGATTATGCTTAAGAATAATAAACAAATACATACTTAACTGTAATGCATAGTGCATCAAGTTACAATCATCTAAATGTGATATAGGTGCTGACATCTTCTGTACCTTACCATCCCAACTAGTGTATGCTTCTGTCTTAATTTCTTTGTTAGTCTTGTAGTCTGTGATATGAACTTCTCCATTAATCACTTCTACTAAATCAGACTGACCACATATACCTGCACTCTTTAAATATACTAAATGTTCTGGATATACACCGTCTGTAAGTTTTTGAGAAGGTGAATATTTAATTCCATCCTTTTCTATAGGAGTGATTACGGGAATAGTTTTACCATGTCTTTCCATTGTAGAAAACTCACAGATGTCTGTTTCTCTACAATTGTGATACCATGTTCCTAATGTTGTTGCACGTAAAGCTTCATTAGACCAAGCTTGCTTAATTTCTTCTGGTGTCATACCATACCACTTACTCTTCTTAGACTTAGAAGATTTCTCAGCAATTGTATCTGCGTCAAATGGTTGTTTAAAATTAGAAATGAAGCTTGTAACAGACAACCAGTCTGTTGTATCCTTTGCATCTATACTTGTGTATTTGTGGTCTTGTGGGGTGAATCTCAAAATGCTCATATGTTTATTGTTTATATTCCTAACTTCTGATTAATCATATCTTCTTCTTCCTGTGTCACTTCAGCTTTCCAATGACCCATAGGACATTCTGAAGATAATGATCTGGTTTTAAAACCTAAGCTGCATCCACATCCATCTAGCTGCATATTACAACATGGACCTGTGCCAGCCACCATACATCCTTCATTCTGCATAGTGTAAAGTGCACAATCTTTACAAATCTGCATTCTGTGTTGTGCAATCTCTTCTACATCTTCTTTCTTGAATATAGAATTAGTCACTCCCTCCAGGATCTGACCCTTGCTTTTCCACAGTTTTATTATATTCTCTTTTAGACTCATTAGTTTTAGTTTTGTGAAGTTTGATAAAATCCTTTCTTTGCTTTTCTTCATCCATTAGTTTCTTAACAGCCTTTAGATCAAACAAAGTTTCCACCGTTTTGAATCTAGCAGTCATCTGCTGTAGACCCTTCTGCCGGTTGGTTTCTTCAAACTTCTCCAGCATTTCTATCTTACTGTCTATCTTCCAATGCTTGATAGTAAAGTCACCTAAATTAGTGACATGTATTCTAGCATGTTTTAGACTAGCTAAACTTTTTCTAATCTCTTGCCAATAAAACTCTGTTATCTCCTTTACAAGATGTTCACTAACTTCTAGCTCTTTAGCAACTTCAGGAATTAGCTCTTTAGGTTTTTTAGGCTTCAACGCACAAGAATTTAAAGTCTAATAAAATATTACCACTGGCATAAACTTTTATGCCAGGGTTAATACTTATCTTTTTCTTATTCTTACCTTCCTTTACAATAAGGGATTTCTTTTCAGCTTTTGTCAGACAATTACGTACCGACTGTGTACTAGAAAATATGTCCTTATCACTAGCTTTGTTACAAAAAGATGTAAGCTCTTGTTCACCTTCTATAGCTAGCAATGTTAGGCAGTTCAAATCTGCATCACTCACTGGTATTTTATACAAATAGCAATGCGTAATCAGCTGGTACTTTACTATGTCCCAGGTTGTCATCCGTACACGCTTATCTACTTGGTTTACTATAGCCATTACTACTTCTTTTTTAACTTTTTAACGGGAGCTTCTTGAGGCTCTTGTGCCGGAATCATAATATCGTCACCCACTTGTACGCCAGCTTCTACTAACTCTGGGTTAAGATCTAAGTCTTCCTGTGTAATAGTGTGAGGAACACCCTGTGGTTGTTCACTTCTCTGTCCAGCCTGTGGAGGGTTGGTCATCTGTGAAATAAAAGCTAAGGCTTTTAACTCATCTGCTTTAGCTACAGCTAAATTGGTGTTAAGTTCTTGCAATTCTAACTGCACTTTCTTAACCTCAATCTGCTCTTTAAAGAAAGCAATTAGCTCTTCTTTAGTAGGAACGTTTTGTTCTTGTTGCTCGTTTACTGTTTGCTCTGACATTTTGTTTGGTTTTTAAATAGTTAAAATTCTAAATCATCATTATCCTTTTTCTTCCTAGGAAGATCGTGGTCTGTGTTGTAATTTACAAATATCTCATGAAACTCCTCATAAGGTGTGTCTATAATATATGTATCCCCCTGCTCTGTAAAAATAGTGGTGCAGCCATTAACTAAAGCTTCTGGATCATCTGATGTAAGCTTAACAGATATAACTATACCTACATGGAATGCAAACGGCATCCATCTACCCTTATCATCAATCCCTAAAAGTTCAGCTTTTTGTATCTCCACCGTGTGACAGTGGATGTTGCAAGAATGTATCATTGGTTATTTGTTTGGTCTACAGTATAATATACTTAATAAGTTTAAACTTAACAAATTTAATAATATATATTTAGAAACCAATTTTATATTTTTCAACATAGTGTTAACAACCCCCTATTACTTTCTACTGGTATAGACCCCCACTATAGTAGAGAGTGTGATTGACTACTAACCATCAGCTCCCCCACTTACAGTCAGACCGGATAGCCCGGGTAGCAAATTTATCCACATTTAAAATTTAAAACCATGATGTATTTCGTAAAAAACACAGACAGAGGTATCGTAGTAGTAAACCAGAAATTGACTACTAAGGAAGTAACCTTCAAGAACGGTATCAAGCGTACAGTATCCACACAAGCGTCAGACTTGAAGTTCGGATTCTTCGCAGTAGAAAATCCTAGTGAACTAGGGTATGAGAAAGGCGAGAAAGTACCAGTAGTACTATCTGAGTCTTGCATTGACGGTAATCTATATTGGTGTAACCCAGAGTAATCTGGGGTGACCATTGGTAGTACACGCAGCTTATCTTTATAGACGAGCTGTGTGTACGTTACCATGTACTCTACCGTTACTAACCACCGTATACTTCACCGTATACACTATCTATTCATCCATCACTAAATTTATTTCTTATGTTAAGATCTAAAACTCTTATGTTTCATACCTGGGAAGTATTCCGCAACTGGTATGCATACATGAAAACTAGCTTTAACAAGCTCAGACTTGTACTTGCTAGACTAGCACCAGGTTATAATTCCAAAGTGTTAGTAGTTATTACGTACTAACTGATTGATTATCAGAGAGTTT